CTATTGAGGTTGCGTCCCCCAAACGTCCCCCGGTTTTTGATTTTCTGATCCAAAAATACGGGAAGTGTACTCTTCATATTTATCAATGTTACGCTTTTCTAGCTTTTTAGAAATATGAGCATACACATCGGATGTAATTTGCACACTGCCATGCCCAAGCTGTTCTTGTACAAATTTAATATCAGCCCCAGCTTCAAGCATGATTACGGCATAGGTATGTCTCAAGGAATGGATTGTTAATTCCTCACTCAAACCAGCCTTGCTCAAAATTCTCTTTGAAGCATTAAAGAGACTAGATTTAGGCATCGGACTACCATCATTCCTGCACAAGACCAGATTTAGATCGTGTCTGTACATGGACTCCCCTAAATTAATCTTATTTTGATTCTGCCATGAAGCATGATACCTTAAATCATTTATGATTCCGTTACTTACACTAATGGTGCGGGTAGATTTTTTGGTTTTTGTCTCTCCGAAAAGTTCATCCTCGTCTCCAGCTTGAAAATCGAGTGTTTCATCCACGCGGATCGTCTTTTCTTTGAAATTGATATCCGACCACCTGAGAGCGGCAGCCTCACCTTTTCGTAACCCCGTTTCAATGAGCACTTTGAAGAAAATCCAATAAATGTACCCATCCCCTCGAGCCGTATGAAGAAATTTGGGAATATCTTCAGAATCAATGAATTGGATAGACTTGTTTTTATGCTCTCCTTTAATAATAGATCCCTTACATGGATTGCGTAATATTTTCCCTTGAATCAATGCATGCTCTATGGCTGAGTATACTGTTGAGTTAATGATCTCGACCGTTCGTTTACTGAGTCCCTTTTTAAATAGAGAGTCCAAAAAGACTTGATACATATCTGGTTTTAAATCCTGGAGCATCAGACGCTTAAAATAAGGTTTGATATGGGTGTTAAGATTGTTATCATGTAGTTTGATTGTGTTCTTTCTTACAACACCTTTTTTGTAATTATCAATCCAATTACGAATGTAATCTACCAAAGGAATGTCGGACTGTTCAAACCCTTCTTTTGTCTGCTTTAAAAATTGCGCAGCCGCTAACTCTGCTTCTGGTTTCGTTCGAAAACCAGCCTCTGATTTTTCCTTTTGTTGTCGAGTGAACGGATCGGTGTACTTTAACCGATATCTCCAGCCACTTTTTAATTTCTTGAAACTTGCCATAATTCTACCTCCATGTGAACATATGTTCTGTTTTTGTGTATGTTAAACCGTCTTGCAACGGTGGAAGCGCAAGATTACAAAAAGCTATGTAGTTCGGCTGGTATAGAGCAGCGTCTTAGTAACTGTTCTTTCGTTTCGCCAAGTTCTGGTTCGATTGTAGCTGTCAGTAAATTAACTGCAAACTGATTTGCCTGTCTTTCGTATTTGCCTGCATTAAAGAATGAGTGTTCATCTAAGAAGAATCTGCTTATGCCAGGGTGGAGACGATCATGGGCGAGTTCGTGGGCACAAACAAATCTCATCCAAGGCTCGCTTAGATCAGAGTTAATTACGATAAAGCGCCGCCTTAGTTTACGATAGTACATGCCACGTGTATTCTTCCCAAGATCACTATACCAAACCTTAATATTAAGTCTTTCTGCAATTATAAAGGGATCGTTTGTCTTGAAGCGTTTAATGAGTCCTTGAACGATATCGTCCATAGGCTATTCCTCTTTCTTTTTACGACCGTAGGTTTTCTTGTTATCTTTTTTAGCGTCCCAAAACATTGCTTCCATAACTCGCTTGATTTTTTCTTTATCCTCACCTGAGATAGGTACCCCGTCAAACATTACATCTCCATCTTCCTCTAACATTGTTTTGAAATCTCTTTTATCTTTGGAAGTTGCCCATTCGGGAAGGGCTGTTGAATCTCTACCTAGCAGAAAATCTACTGAAACTTGATGCAGTTCGGCCAATTTATCAATAAACTCAATGTCAGGTTTTGCGATACTATTCTCCCATGAATTGTACCTTGGACGTTTGATACCGAGTCTTTCTGCCATTTGATCTTGAGTTAATCCTTTTTTTTCGCGTAATTCAGTTAACCTCTGACCTAGTTTCATTTTGTGCAATTTCTCCTTTTTAATAAGAAAGATAATAAAATTATCAAAATAATATTGACGATAATATAATTATCAAATATAATCAGAGGCAAGGAGGTGAACAGTTTAGTGGAAACACAAAAGCGACAATTTTTCTCAGACTGTAGGAAACATAAAGGCACACAAGCAAAAGTGGCTCAAGATAATAAAATCTCAACGGTTTATGTTCGAATGATTGAGAATGGAACATTCACTCCTGGCAGAGATCTCATGTTCAAATTATCAAAATATTTCGGTCATCCAGCAGAAAAACTGTTTCCTGATTATTTTGAAAGGCTTCTTAGTCATGCAAAAAGCGATAATTAAATTATCTACTGTTAATATAAACGATAATATAAATATCGTCAATAATGTTGAATATATTTTTTTTGACCTAATTGATAATTAAATTATCAATCTAATGGGAAAGGAGATTTTTATGCTATCGATCAGCGTTGATGAAAAAGAAATAAAAAAAATCCTGAAAGAGAAAGTAGCAGAGATTTTAAAAGAAGCCGATGCGGAGTATATCTTTTGGGATGCCTCCGAATTGAAGCGCAGGACTTGCATGAGTTGGAATTTCATACAGGATCAATTCTTCTTTGATCAAAGGTTTCCTAAAAGGAAAGTCGGAAGTAAATGGTACTTTCCAGCAAGAGAAACACGTGAATTTTTGGAAGAGTGGCTAACAGAACAGCCAATAATATAAGGATTCTATTTTAAACGTTCTGGAAGGAGAATCAGGGTGTTAATTGACATAAACAAAATCAAAGTCAGTGACCGAATTCGTAAGGACTTCGGCGGTATCGAAGAACTGGCGCAAGACATTGATCAAAATGGTCTCATTAATCCTATCCTTGTAACACCTGATTATCAGTTAATTGCAGGAGAACGCCGCTTGCGTGCTCATCAGTACCTGGGACGTAAAGAGGTTGTAGTCCGGGTTATGGAAATCAGTGACTTTGAACATCAGCTTCGGCTTGAAATATCTGAGAACGAGCACCGGAAAGAATTTACCTTCTCCGAAAGAGTTGAATGGGCTAAACGGCTGGAAGAAGTCGAACGGATAAAGGCCAAGGAACGGATGGCAGGAGGCAAGGAAAATGTTCCTGAGCAGCCTGCCGGACAGGTTCGCGATATTGTAGCTGATCAAGCAGGCTTTGGATCAGGTAGAACCTATGACAAAGCCAAGTTCATTATGGAAAACGCCACGCCGGAAATCATTCAGCAGCTTGACGCAGGGATCATTTCCACACACAAAGCATATGTGGAGACAAAAGATCGACTTGAAGCTGCTTTGCAAGAAGCCGAGGCTCGGGCTAACCAAGCAGAACAAGAGAAGGAAGAACTTCAGCGCCGTTACAAGGATGCAATTCCAGCCGATCAGGTGGACGAAGCAGTAGCAGCGGCAGTAGAACGCCGAGATGAAGAGACAGAAGTTCTTCTCGAACAGAAAGCTCAGGAAGCTGCTAAGAAGATAAAAGAGCGTGATCAATACTGGAAGGACAAGCTTCAGGACGATGTGGAAGCTGAGCGTCTGAAGGTAGAAGAACTTAAAGCCGGTTATCAGCGTACGAAAGAAGAGTTAGAGACTATACAGCTCCAACAGCCTGATAACTTCGATGAACAACATGCTGCTGCTCAAATGAAGAAACTTCGTTTCGAAGCTGATAGAAATACCATACAGATCAGCATCCATATAAATCAGTTTCTTCAGAAAGTCGGCATCTCATCGTTTATGCTTGGGGCTGTCTCCGGTGCTAGCGCCGGTGAGAAAAAACGGTTATCAGAAGGTCTTGACATGCTCCAATCTTTCATTGACCAGATGCGTCCGGCAATTAATTCAAGAAAGGTGGTAAATCCAAATGACAACATTAATGAATCCTAATCAGCCTGACTTCTTGTCAGTTGTTGAAAGACAGATGCAGTTAACTGAAGCTCAAGGTATGGCAATTCGTGGTTTGGTGGATGGCATCAGACAGATGCAAGAGGATGTAGCAGAAAAGGTTGGAGAAGTCCAAATGATGGTTCAGGAGGTCCGGGACAGCGTAACGCTGACGGATGCAGAATGCTACCAACTCCAGTCTCTTGTTCGCAAGAAATCTAATGGACTGACCAAAGATCGCTATAAAGAGTCAGATGAGAAATTCAAGGATATGGTTGGTCGTTATCGTCGAATGATCTGGAGTAAGTTGAAGGAAAGGTTTGAATTAGCGAAATACAGCCATGTACGGCGTATCGACTTTGATGATGCAGTTGATTTCATTAAGGAATTTCGTCCGGAAGATTATATCTGAGGGGAGTTGAAGAACAATGGCTCACAAATTCATAACGCTTGACGATTTAGCCAGAATGTGGTCACACAAGCCGTTACAACATGAGATACTCACTCGAAACATTGATCGGAAGAAGAAATTATGATTACTGTTCCGCAGAAATTGCTTCAATCCAGAATCATGCGGAAGAAGTTAAGAAATTTGTATGATGACATCATCGATGCTGAAAAATTTGACCTTGATGACAGAGAGATAAGTATTGAAGCGGCGATTTTATCCGATAAGTTGGAGAGGCTAGAATCCTCCATTCGTAAAAATCGCAAATATCTCGGATTGGAATGGAAACCTCCAACGGGATATAAAGTGTCTGGAACAGTAATTGGGATATGTCAACTTTGCCAAAAGGAAATCTTCTCAGGGCAGAAAATTCCTGATCCAAATGAAGAAGGACTCTTTTGTAACTACTATTGCAGAAGAGTCTACCGCAACAACAGTATCAAATGAGTCCTTAGGTTAATCGTGCTACCAACACGATCAATTAACAATTCAACTAAACATGACTTTATCATAAATTTATTATTTTGCAAATATCTGCATTGAATGGAGTGCCTGCATTGTCTCTACAAAAACAATATACGCTAGGCGAGCTATACAGTTTAGCAGAACAGTGCAGTCACGATTATCCGGCTACACTGGCGCGGAAGATTGAGTATTTGACTGAGGTTCAAGTTTTGATAGGCCGTAGAGCTGCTGAGGCAGTGAGGGACTATAAACGTCTCTACGCTGAACGCAAACGTGTCTATGACGAGGCATACATTGCAGCCGGTAAAGATAAAGCCCAGCGTGCTGAACTCGCCATTATCCAACTTCGCCTTCAGGAAGCTGATGCTGAGGCAGATAAGGTTCGCTGGCACAATGCAGTAGAAAGTAACGACCAAGTTATAAACTCATTAAAATACAGCCTGAAGGTTCTGCTGGCTGAGTACAACAATCCTGCCAGCGGCAGACGGTAGGGCTGACAATGCGAGGTTAATCATGGCTGAAATAAAATGGATCAAGCTCAGTGCGGACATGTTTAGCGATAGGAAAATTGAGCTTATCGAAGATATGCCCGAAGCTGACACGATTATTGTTATATGGATTAAGCTACTGACAATGACAGGACAAGCGAATATGGGAGGCTACATCATGTTGACTGAAACGATCCCGTATACAGAAGAAATGCTGTTGTCTGCCATTAAGCGTCCCTTACCTGTTATAAAAATGGCTTTATCTATATTTGAAAGATTCGGAATGTTGGAAGTTTCCGAAAGCGGAGCTTACTTCCTTCCCAATTGGGAAAAACATCAAAACGTAGATGGAATGGACAAGGTTCGTGCGCAAACAAACAAGCGAGTGCAATCCTTCAGAGAAAGACAGAAGCTTCTTGAACCTGGCAAACGAAAATTGGAACAAAAAAGTAACGTTACAAGAAACGCTACAGGTAACGTTACAGTAACGCCCAGTAACGGAACAGAACTAGATTTAGAACAAGAAAAAGATAGTAGTTGTTGTTTATCGCCCGAGGCTGATAACAATTCAAAAGATGAGGGGATACCGTCTTCCCGGCAAGGTACCGTTCCTGCCACTCCTGAAACAGATACTGACTCTGAACAGGATGAAATATCATCCACCGAATTAGATTATCGCAACGCGGTTGCTAACAAGTACTTGCAACGCAGGGGAAAGGGAATGGATATTTCTCCGGCTGATGAGATAAGCATTTCTGAATTGCTAAAAAATAAAGTCCCTTTGAAAACAGCTCTTGGAGGGATTGATAAGGCGTTTGATAACTTCAAGCCTAAACACTCCCGTGATGAAATTAGGAGTGTGAACTACTGCGCTACCGTGATTCTGGCTTTACATGCTCTGAACATGGAAAAACCAAAGCAAGAGCAAACGGTTGAGGTTGATGCAGTTTCAGTTTTACCTGAAGCTTCTGAAACCATGTCTGCTCATGAACCTAGTTCGCAGTATACAGAGAATGATCTTAAGAAAATGCTGGCTGAATTAAGAGCGAAACAAGGAGTGTGAGTGTATGGGCAGCTTTCAAGAAGAGTTAAGGGCGCTGATCCCTCCTGATTTTGCAGAAAGACGACAGGCAGCTATCCAGAAGATTGATACGCACCCTGAGATTCAGCGACTCAGACAGGCATATGCTGATCGTTCAGGCGACCTGACAAGCCCAAGAAGATACAGGGATGTGTCAGAGCATCTTGCTCAATGTGATGCATGCGCGGCGTGTCCTGGTTTAAGAGACTGCCAGAACGTCCAGAAGGGTCACAGGAGCGTTGAAGAACCTAACCCTAATAAACAAGACGAGTTGGTGTTTAGGCTCAGGAAATGCAATTTATTAAAGGCCTACGAGAGACAGCAGGGGATTGGTCAGAGAATCAAAAGCCATTTTATACCCGCTCACATTTTGGACGCGACCTTTGATGAAATCGAACCTGATCCGCAACGATTAGCCGCCATTACGGCGGCGGTAAAATTCTGTAGCACATTTGTTCCAGGGCAAACGACAGAAGGGTTGTACTTTTACGGCCCGATGGGTGTAGGTAAAAGCCTGATCGCTGGAGCGATTGCTCAAGAAATTGCCAAATGTGATATAGATGTTCTCATGGTTTATGTCCCGGATTTTCTACTTGAAGTCAAGGATGCTATTGGTTCCAAGACAGAGACGGTAGAGAACAAACTCGACTCTCTCAGGAGTGCTTCTGTACTGATACTCGATGATATCGGAGCTGAGACCTTAACCATTTGGACAAGGGATGAAGTAATAGGCCCTATACTCCAGAGACGCATGGAGCGGCTTCCGACAATCTACACATCCAATTTGACTATCAAAGAATTGAGACACCACCTGGCTAATGTAAAGGATGCTAAAGAGATGGACAGGAAGCAGCATGAGAAGAAGGCGGAGCGGATTATTGAACGGATTGAACCTTTTGCAAAAACAATATCGGTAGGCGGAAGAAATAGACGGAGGGGATAGTAGTATGTGCAAAACTTGTGGTGGAGCAACAGTGAAATATCAGTTTATTGGTGCGATGATGATGCTCGGACCTTGCCCAGAATGCAATCCCAACGCCAAGAAAAAACCGCAGGAGGTGAATCAACCTTATGAAAATAGTCGTTGATAGCGAACTGCTGGCAGAAGCCTTGGAGGATGCAAGTAAAGCCATTGCAAGCAAAAATATTATGCCAATCCTGGACTGCTTTTTGATCGAAGCTGGAGCGGATGGGGTAAAGGTCACCGGAACGGATACAAGAACAACGATACAGTCTTACATTTTCAGTGAACATGTTCATGTTGATTTGCCTGGTCAGATCGCACTCCCTAAGCTATCCCTTGAAGTAATTAAGAAACTCAATGGTGATGTGAGCATTGAGAAAAAAGGCAACAACGCGATTATCATTTCTCGGAAGAAGGAAATAGACATGGGTGTATTTGATCCAGAAGAGTTTCCAAGGGTGCCTGACATTGATGACAGCGAATTATTTGAGACAACAGGCAGAGAGCTTAAACGGCTATTCAGAAAAGCGACTTATGCTGCTGATCCAACAGGGAAGAATGCGGCAATCCTCGCCGGAGCACATGTATACATTAATGACGGAGTATTTGGCATTGAAGCAACAGATCGGCACAGGCTTGCTAAAACAGAGCAAGACACAGACGTAGGTAATTTGGGTGGAGCTGTCATAGAGGCCAAGGCATTGGGTGAATTACAAAAGATCATCTTGGATAAAGACAATCTTGAATTCGGATTTTCGAAATCTTTTACCGGAGAAGTAGTACACGTATTTGCGAGAACAGACCGATTCACTTTTTACTCCAGAGTGTTGGAAGGAGCGTTCCCGGATGTAGGTCGGATGTCAATCGTGCCAGATGGTGTTACGGAAGTAAGCGTCGAAAAAAGAGAATTAATGAGTTGCCTTGATCTCATTTACACACTTGCTAAGGAAGATAAGCATAACCAAATCATCATCAGCATCACAGAGAATGAAGTGAGCATTCGCGGCAAAGGAAAAGAATCTGGAAAGGCAAATGAGAGTTTAGTTCCATTGTCATTTAAAGGTGAAAATTTCGCTGTTGCGCTGAATTCCAAGTATTTCATAGATGCTATCAAAGCATTAGAAGGAGATAAGGTGACACTGGTTTTCGCTGGCAAGTTGAAGCCAATTTATATCTTGGATGAAAGTGACGAGAGATCACTCCACATGGTACTTCCTTATAGGACGGAAGAAGTGTAATGAACAAATACAATGCAACCAAGGTGATCGTTACTGAAGACGGGACATTGTTCTCGGAATGGATCGTTAAAAAGCACAATCTGGATATAACCGGTATACGATTCGATAGCATGGCTGAGGGGGAGTTTTTATCAGCTCCTACTCCAGCAAAAGAGGTTTGGGGAGATTAAATCCTTTGAATGTCATCCTAAATTTGTTCTTCAAGAGAAACCGAAGGTCACTTACATTGCTGACTTCCTGGTAACGGAATTAGATGGCAGTCAGCGGGTGGTGGATATAAAAGGAGTGGAGACCTCCACATTCCGAGTCAAACTGAAACTATTCCAAGCTAAATATCCGACTTTACCAATAGATATACTTGTTAAAAAGCGAGGAGAATTCATTCCTCTTGCACAATACAAGAAGGAAAAATCAGCGCGTAAACGGGCGGCGAATGCACTTAAAAAACGAGTAGATGAGGGGAGAATGCAAAATGAAAATCAAACATACCGTAATCAAAAACGAGGACGTTAATAAGCACCTTAACCAACAGGAGAAAGAAGACTTGCTTCGCTTGTTTCATAAAATTCAGTATGGTCGAGTATCGGAGGGGAAAGTTGGGTTCAACATGTACCTGGTCGTAAATACTGACGAAACTTACGCTGAAGATATTGTACGGATCTTACAAGAGAACGGTCATTGGGAACCAACACACGATCCAAGTCAAATCGAGTTTCGGCAAGAGGGTAATACGATGGAGCTTCCAGAAACTGAGGTGGAGGCATGAGTGGACAAAGCCCTGAAACCAAGGGCAAAGGAAACATTTCCTTACCTCTTGTACGAAACATTCTACTTGAACTTAATAGCCAATTGGGAGGTGTGCTCTGTGACTGAAGCTGAGAAAGATGAATTCTCCACAGATTTATCTGAACGGTATACACAGGTTAAACAGTTAAGTTCTTCTAACAGAGAATTGATGAATACTTGGGATGCGGTGATTAGTGACTTGCCTTTAGATATAAAATCAAGGTTTGAAGAAAAACAGAGTCAAGTTTCGGCTTTGTAAGGGAGGTTTGGATGAGAGTACTGTAGATTTGAACAACTTCGATCAGCAACCTCAGGCTATTGCTTTTTATGTTGGATACACAGTAAGCGGAGTAACTGCTCAGGAAAGACAGACTCATTACGCTGTTTTAGAGCGTGTTGGGTTGTTAGAGCCTATCAAATCCGTAGTGGGTATGCAGTAAATTAGGTTCAAAATATAAGCATAAGGACAGGGAATAGGAAGGAAAGGTGGATGAGGAAATGGCCCATCAGACATTCTGGAAACCGGAGAAAAAAATGAAAGAAAAGAAAATTAGCAGCTTCGGGCGGATTAAGAAAGACAAAAAACCTGTACCGGAATGGAAGAAGGGAATATTATCTCATCACCAATTTAGACCAGGCTCGAAGGAGCGCGGCGATTTCCCAAAAGATGTCATAGCTGAGCTTATCGAAGAATCAAACGGAGTTTGTGAATGCTGCAAGATAGTTGAAGCAACAACTACTCATCATGTCTATCCGAGAGGGAGAAAGGGACGCGGAGTTAAAACGAACGGGCTTCGACTTTGCTGGCCTTGTCATGATCGGATTCAAACGAACGAAGAATTGCTTCAGTTTTGGATTTCAGCTTTCCGAGACAAATATGGGGATAGATTCTGGTTCGATGAACAGGATTGGGACGAGTACAACCGTAAACAAGAGGTACAGCAAAAAGCAGATCAGGCGAAACAGAATCGCCAGCAAACTTTAAACCCGGTAAAAGAACTTATCTCTTCTGCGGCAGGACGTTCATTGAAAGCAAAAGAGGTTCGGCTTATTGAAATGATGGATGATAAACAAATCGCAATATTCGAGACTTTGATTAACGATATTGTACGTGTTGATGAGAAGTTTCAAGTGCCGTTTGGATATGGTAATTTCGATGATTGAAATCAAATTAATTCATATAACAACGTAAATTATTTATTTATTCATTTAGGGGTCATCCTCAGGAAGGGAGTACAGACACACATGATCATCACAGGAAACTGCATCGAAGTGATGCCGCAGCTCGAAGCCGAGTCATTCCACACATGCGTAACATCTCCACCGTATTGGGGCCTGCGTGATTACGGCTTGGAACCATCACACTGGTCCGAGATGACATATACGCCTATGCCGGGCCTTCCGTCACTCACAGTGCCTGAGTGGAGCGGTTGCTTGGGGCTGGAGCCTACGCCGGAAATGTTCGTTGCTCATACGGTGATGGTGTTTCGGGAGGTATGGCGGCTGCTGAGAGCTGACGGAACGTTATGGATGAATTTTGGTGACAGTTACGCAGGCAGCGGTAAAGGGGCATGGAGTAACACGGATGATCAGAAAGAGGTCTATGTACCTGCACCAGATAGTCCGCAAACAAAGATACCGAAATCTCCAAGCGGCTTAAAAGCAAAAGATATGGTTGGTATTCCTTGGCGCGTAGCTTTCGCCCTGCAGGCGGAAGGTTGGTATCTCAGATTGGACAACATTTGGCATAAGCCTAATCCAATGCCAGAGAGCGTACGCGACCGTCCAACTAAAGCGCATGAATATATGTTTTTGTTAAGCAAATCCGAACGATATTACTATGATGCCGAATCTATCCTTGAACCTGTATCTCCCAACACGCATGCGCGTTTATCCCAAGACGTGATGAACCAGATTGGAAGCGACCGAGCAAACGGCGGAGCTAAGACCAACGGGAATATGAAGGCAGTCGGTAGAAAACCAAAGGCTTCAAAAGCGGGATCCGGAATCAAATACAACGAGAGCTATGAATCTGCCTTAGCGCTTCCTGTAACCCAACGTAACAAGCGCAGCGTCTGGACTGTGACAACACAGGGGTTTTCAGAAGCCCACTTTGCTACATTTCCTGAAGCACTAATCAAACCCTGCATACTGGCAGGCGCTCCGGTGGGCGGTCGTGTACTTGATCCATTCGGCGGATCGGGAACAACGCTGAAAGTCGCCATGGAGAACAACCGGGAATGCACCATCATTGAAATGGGACCACATAACGTTGAGATAGCAGAACGGCGTACAGCGGTTGTACAGCCTACATTGATTTTTTTGAGGAAGGGGCAGAGCCTCTTCCCACCACATACCACAATATAAATTTGAGGGAGCGATTGAATTGAGTAATCAAGAAAATGTTGTTCTTAACCCAGATCAAAAGGCTGTAGCACTTAAAACACTGAAAGATATGTTTTTCGCGGCACAACAGCTTCATAAATGGATCGAGACCGATAAACTGTCTCAGGAAATGTCTGGTACACTGCCAACCCTGATAGAAAGTCATTTCACGGATATCGCCAAACAACTTAACTACGAAAGCAAACTGACAAAAGACCAGGAAGATCGTTACCGGGAAATCAGAACAGCCAATGAACGCGTGCACGAACTTGAAAAACAACTAGGCGAGAACAAGCCGATGGACGGATTAAAAGAACAACTTCGGTATCTGGCAAGCACAGTTTCGGATTGGTGGAACAAACATGGTTTTTATCATGTGTCAGATGGAAATTTCACTGAATACGGACATTATACCGCTCGTTTCTGTTTCATGCTTGATCACCTTTCAATGTATAGTGCCACGCCAGTAACGGATAAGAGAAATTGGAAAGAGCGTATCCGACAACTGATTGACGAAGGTTGGGATATTGTTTTCGAGGATGGACAACGTAGCCCAGAACTACTGGACAATGACAAAAACCGCGCAAAATTGGTGGACTTGATTAAGACTCGCTTCCCATCAGCGAAAATCTTTAAGACACGAAATTGGCTACGGAACAATGAAACGGGATATGTGTTTCGGGATTTAGAGGTTTACATCTACGACCTGAAAGACATTCCGGAGAATAAATAAAATTCGGGGGTATAGGCCCACCAAAGGAGAGATAACACACATGGCAAGGATGTGCCAGAAGTTGACTGAGGTAGTTAAGCTTTCCGTTAGATCACAAATGGAGATCAGGTCGGAAGAAAAAGCCAACAGGCTAATTGAAATGCTGGAGCTCATTGCAAAAGGGACTAAGTATGAACGTGATGTTTTCGAGGCTCTGGATAACTATCACGAAACCACTGGTAGAGAAAACGGAAATGTAGTGGATTGAGGCTACGGCCTCTAACCAAGGAGGGATATACAGAAGGCAGGCATACCGATCAAAACGCTTCTGGCTCATTTTTGCAGGCATCGCGCTGCAAGCTGACTGTTAGTAAGATAATATAAATGAATATAGTACACTTTAACTAAAGGTGGTGATTAAATGATTCTAGCTAAAAAAGTTAGAATTCGACCAACTCCTGAGCAGGAGAAGCAGTTGTGGCGTTCGGCAGGGACGGCTCGCTGGGTCTACAACTTGACGCTTGCCCGGCAAATAGAGAATTACCAGAATGGCGGGAAGTTCTTGCACGATGGAGTACTGAGAAAAGAGTTGACGCAACTTAAGAAGCGAGAAGAATATGCTTGGCTGTACGATGTTTCCAACAATGTAGCAAAACAAGCCGTAAAAGATGCCTGCGATGCCTACAAGAAGATGTTCAAAGGACAATCCAAGAAACCGAAGTTCAAGATCAAGAAGCGCTCCAAACCAGCGTTCTACAACGATACAGTCAAGTTCAAGGTCAAAGACAGTAAGGTCTTACTCGAAAAAATAGGCTGGGTGGCAACTTCTGAACAACTTCCAGAATCGGACAAGTACAGCAATCCGCGAGTATCATTTGACGGTAAGTATTGGTACGTATCCGTAGGTATTGAGCAGAAGCAAGAAAGCTCTGAACTGTCGGACGAGGCGATTGGTATTGATGTAGGTATTAAAGAACTGGCGGTCTGTAGTAACGGAATGGTCTTTAAGAACATCAACAAGACAGCCGCCGTAAGAAAGACGGAGAAACGATTGCGGAGGTTGCAACGCAAAGTGTCCCGCAAATATGAAATGAATAAGGAAGGAAGCCGTTTCGTCAAGACATGTAACATTGTAAAAGTCGAAAATTCCATTCGTTTGCTTCATCGGAGAATAACTAATATTCGCGGCAATCACATCCATCAAGCAACAAACGCAATAGCGAAAACCAAGCCTAGCGCTGTTGTGATGGAAGACTTGAATGTTAAAGGGATCATGAAGAACCGATACTTAAGTAAAGCAATTGCAGGGCAAAAACTGCATGAGTTTACCCGACAAATGAAATACAAGTGTGAGAAGATAGGCGCAAGGTTTATCCAAGCCGACAGGTGGTTCTCTTCATCGAAATTGTGTTCGTGTTGTGGGCGGATCAAGAAAGACTTGAAATTATCTGATCGTACCTATGAATGCGATTGCGGATTCATTATTGACCGAGATATGAACGCGGCAATCAATTTATCTAAATTGGCGAATTAACACTTACACGTTATCGCTGATATGTAGGATTCGTTGTATCCGAATTTACGCCCTTGGAGTGTTATATCAAACAAAAGTAGTCTCTGGACAAAATTGGGCACGAGGAAAAGGGAAGCAAACAAGGATTGTGTAGATTTATACAACTCTTGGCAACGGATATATAGATGACACAAAAAAATAATAAATCAAAAAAACCAATAAATGACATAAATAAATAAAAAAACAAAAAGAGATAAGGAAATGTTCCTAATCACCTTGAGGAGGTAAAGCATTGAACAACGATGATGTAGTTGTAGTAGTCAATCGAGAAGATTTCGAGGATACAAATAAAATCATTCAACTTAACTTTTTTTCTGACGTGGACGAAGTAGATATCCGCAAAACCAAATGGTTACTTGGAAAATATGTCGACATGGTGGACATTATAAAAAATTATGAATTTTCGCTTCAGCAGATTGAAAACGGGATGTCAGGATACGAGTTATTGTCTGCGGAGGGTTCGGTTGCTAAACGTGAATCTGGACATGAACTAACTGCTGATGTCACAGCGAACGCGGTAATTATGAAAGACAAGCGGCACGCAAACTACAAACTTTATGTAGCAATATCCAACAATGTCCGATTTGCAATAAACAATTTAAGAGATCCACACGAAGGGGTAACAGCTAGATTGCTATTTTTGGAAGGTAAAAAATACTTGAAAGCGCAGGAGTATATGGAGAAAGGATATCGAAAGGACGTTCCTGGTATCGCGGCGACTACATTTGCAGATAAGCGGCGCAGGGCCATAGCTAACATAGCTAACAGTCTTAAATTCAATCGAACTTTAGATTTTGTAGTAATAGATTATGGACGGGGGCGAAGTAAAGAAGGAGAGGTTGGTTTAAAAATGTAGAGGTGTATTAAGGTATTTTTAAAAGGAAATTTAATTAATTTCCTTTTAAAAAATCCTGATTTGAAAATATAATAAAAAAACAAACAGAGAGGGTGCTCTAAATTGAATCTTGACGATGATTCTAAAATAAGTCTATTAAGAATTACATTAGGTTATTTAGAAAAAGAATTAAATCGAAAGAAAAATGAAGTGGAGATGCTAAAGCAGATGCATCAAAACATTAATAAGCTCGGGGCTAAGTTGGAAAGTGTCTTAGTTTTAAATAAATTAGCCACCAAATTAACCATGAATTCTTACTTTATCCACGCTACTCCGAAAGTCACATATGATGGAATATCGAAGAAAAGACCGGGTGGTATAGAATTTGGAGATGTTCTGTACATTTATACTGAAGGTGATAAGCAAAATAAGATTAGAGAGAATGCGATGCTGTATCAGGCAAAATTGTTTAGTTCCAGTAAAGTAGATGAACATCAATTGAAGTTGTATACTAAATGGTCGCCTTTTAGTCTCCTTAAAGAAAAAAATCGAAAATATGTGTTGAATACTAATTCAAATCCTCATCCAGGAGCGAGATATCTACTCCTAGATACTAGTACACTGAACAAAAAATTCGCTTCAACTATGACACCAGAAGATAATCTTAGAGCAAATCGAAATGATAGCTATTTAGAGAATGATTTAGTTGGGTTGTTAGATTTTAGTAGAGGGAAAGAGCTGACAGGAGAGTGGGGGGATGCAATAAACAAAGTTAGGGACGAGATAATAACTAATAATCTTTCTAAAAGTGGGTTCGTAAAAAATCAAGCTCTGTCTTTATTATCAGAAGGACAAGATAATAATTTGAATGAAGAGATTATGAAAAATGTTGATGTAAAAGGTTTTTGGTTAATACATATAGTATCTGAAGTGAGTAACACTGTAGATTAAGTATAGACTAATGAAAAAGTGTAGTTTGTTTGTAGTAAATCCATGTTATCTTAAATCCATATAATAACGTATTCGAAAAGGTCGCTCATTCGAGCGGCCTTTTTGCATTGGAGGAAAGAGTATGGAAGTTAACTATTACAGTAGGAATGAGCCAGCTATACCCGGAGTTTCGGATAAGCAGCCAGAGCAGTGTCGTGGTTGTGGTTGGGGGACATGGACGGGAGTGAATCAATTATGTATTATGCCGAGATGTTGGAAGGAGAACCATGATCCAGAGAAGGTGATGAAATGAGAAAAGTACAGCCGATCCGCGATGAACGGGTTATAGATGGAATGAAAGAATACTTCTATATACGAAGTAAGCGAAATTACTTATTTTTTTGTATGGGCATATACAGCGGACTTCGAGTATCTGACTTGCTCGAACTCAAGGCGTGGCAAACTAAAGGGACCCATATCAGTATGGTTGAGCAGAAAAATAAGCATGCGAAGACTTTTATTATCCATCCGAGTATAAGAGAGGATCTGGACGAATTCACTGCTGACATGCGACCAACTGATTATCTGTTTGCTAGTCGTCAGATTAAAACGATCAGCCGTATGCGAAATAAACCGATCGATCGGACAACTGCCTATCGTTTTTTACACGAAGCAGCTCAGGAATTCAGGTTAAAGGATATCGGAGTCCATTCATTGCGGAAGACATGGGCATATAGGCTCTACATGGACAATCCTGAGAACCTAGCGTTACTAATGGATATGTTTGGACACAGCGATCCAAGGGAGACTTTGGACTATATCGGGCTGACTCAGGACATGATGGACAAGGCAATCTTGAATTTGAGGTGAATTTAGTGCAACACAATACGGTTTATATTGCACTCATTTTTCAATTAGGAAGACATTAGATGAAGAAACATGTTTTTTCATGCCTGAAATGAGTGCAACAGAATTACCTTTATGTTTCACTCAACTTACATTATTTAGTGAATATGAGTACAGAACAACAGCCTGCGATTCAGACGGAGGCTTATTTTGATTCGTAACGTTTGACTATTACTGACCTTAAATAGGAATTCCAACTCAATTACATGAAAGTGGTGATAATTTTGTGAGCAGGAAGCAGAATCCGAATCGTAAGAAGGCGTTCAAAATTTGGAAAGATAGTGGCGCTGTGATGAAGCCGAAAGAGATTGCGGAAAAGTTGGGCATCACATCTGAGTCAGTCCGGAAGTGGAAGTCACTTGATCAATGGGAAGGAAAGATGGCGAATGCTAAACCCGGTGCTCCTCGTGGCAATCAGAATGCTAAAGGTAATCGAGGTGGTAAAGGCGGTCCGCTCGGGAATCAGAAAGCTGTAACACATGGATTGTTCCGTAAGTTCGAGCCGCAAGATCCTGAGTATTTAGAACTCATAGATATTGTTCAGCAAATGGAACCTATAGACATGATCTGGCATAACATCACTCAGGGATTCCGTAAAATCATTTGGGCGCAGCGTATCTTCTTCATCAAAGACAAAGAGGATATGACGAAAGAGTTGAAAAGGGAGAAACCAGGTGAGTATGGAGACGAATACGAATGGGAAATTCAATTCGCTTGGGATAAATATGCGAGTTTCATCAAGGCAGAGGCTACAGTCATGCGTGAGATCAGGGGAGCTATCAAACAATTCCTTGATATCGCGCCGCAGGAAGATGAGCGCCGATTGAAACTGGATCAGATGCAGGCCAAAGTCGAGAAAACCCGCCTTGAGATTGAAAAACTGAAGAATGGTGATGGAGATACCGAGGATGATCTGATCGAAGATTGGGTGAAGGCGGTGGAAACTGGTGAGTAAAGAGTCTCCACAAACTAAACGCAGATTCGCTGCATTCAAAAAACGTATTCCCGAGTACCGGAAGAATCCGGTTCTTTTTTGCGTGGAATTACTGAAATTTACTCCTGATGAGTGGCAAGCAGAAGTAATGATGGACATAGCTGGAGGTCCGCGAGTGTCGGTGCGATCTGGACAGGGTGTTGGAAAGACCGGCCTTGAGGCTGCGGTGGCATTATGGTTCCTATCGTGCTTCCCGTTTCCGAAGGTTATCTGTACTGCACCGACTCGTCAGCAGTTGCATGATGTCTTATGGGCTGAGATTAGCAAATGGCAAGAGAAAAGTCCGTTGCTTAAACGGATACTCAAATGGACAAAGACTAAGATTTACATGCGAAATTATGAGGAACGCTGGTTTGCTACAGCCCGGACAGCTACCAAGCCCGAGAACATGCAGGGTTTCCATGAGGACTACATGCTCTTTATTGTGGACGAAGCTTCCGGGGTTGAAGATCGTATCATGGAGGCTATCCTGGGGACGCTCTCGGGTGAATTTAATAAGCTGCTAATGTGCGGGAACCCAACTCGGACCAGTGGTGTATTCTATGACTCTCACAACAGGGACCGGGCAGATTACAACACGCACAAAGTTTCCTGTCTGAACAGTCCTCGGACAAGTAAAGAGAACATAGCCATGCTTGAACGAAAATATGGTAAAGGATCTGATGTATGGCGTGTCCGAGTTGAAGGGGAGTTTCCGCGGGGCGAGTCAGAAACCTTTATCGCTCTGGAAGTGGCTGAGTTTGCTACCAAAGATGTAACCTTGGAACCGTCTGGAGATACCTTAACCATCGGCTGTGACGTTGCCCGTTTTGGTGATGATGAAACATCTATGTACGCGGGGATAGGCCCAGTAACAGTTGGGCAGCATCATCATTTCAAGAAAGACACAATGGTTACTGCTGGCTGGGTGTTGAACTTAATAAGAGAATTGCTTCCGCAGTTTCCAGAAGTCGTTCATACGAGAATCAGGATAGATGATACAGGTGTCGGTGGTGGTGTGACTGATCGGTTGAATGAAGTAATAGCAGAAGAAGGACTTCCGTATGAATTAGTTCCAATAAATAATGGATCGTCATCTTTGGATGAACATTATGGAAACCTGGGCGCAGAAATGTGGGCGCATATAAAGGGACAACTGGAACAAAACATGAGCAATTATATAAACAATGAGTCCGCGGTCTTACAACTTCCTGATGATGATGTATTGACCTCCCAATTGACTACGAGAAAATGGTCAATGACCAGCAAAGGTAAGATACTTCTTGAAAGCAAGAAGGATATGAAAAAACGTGGTCTCAAGTCACCGGATAGGGCTGACGCATACGTTCTCACCTTTGGTGAATATTTGCTGGGGGCACCTCAGTCAATAATGCTTCCAACAATAGGAGGTGTATCAATAAAAAGATAACAAGAAACTTTGAAATCATATTAAGAGGGAGGGTGATTATAAAGTAACTTGAATCTTCAATAAAACTGATCTGCTGCGGGCAAGACGGCAAACGCTACGATTCTTATAGAGAAACAGCGCTGGGTGTACAAAAGATAGGACTTCTATACACACCAGTTGGAAAGGGCGCAGCGGCTAATCAAAGACGAAGAAGCCCGTAAAGCCGTTGATTACAGATACATTCAAGGTTATTCACGCAAAGAAACGATACTCTTCTTCCGGCGCGCTCTCAATGATAGTACAATCAAGCGCAAGATCGATGAGGGGCTGGAGAGTGTCGCAAATACCTTGAAGCTAATCGGCTTTTTTGAGCAAGATGATGCAGAATACTAAAAGAGAAGCTGACGATTAATCGTCAGCTTCTCTTTTTTGCACTGTTATCCTTTAATGAAATCTTGCAGTTCGCTCTTAAAGAATTCCAATTTTTCTGGAGTGTTGTTTAACACTAATTCAGTCAGTTCCATTCCATGAACTATTTTATTGTAGTGTAAAGAGTAACTTTCAAATAAGCGTTCTAACACTTCACTTCCAACGACATCTTTTAATACATTTGTAGAACCTTTTTTAGGGAATAATTTATTGTCATCGATTGATAATAATAAATGGTCGATTTTGCTCTTTATTAGATCTGGATCTGCAGCAGCTATTGATAAATTTCGATTAATGATTTCAGAAAGCTCATGATAACAGTCTAAAAAGTAGTTCTCGTACTCTCGTCGTCCCAAGATAATTATACTATCTCCATAGCTTTCTCTTAATGTGAGAAGTTTTTCGTCGGTTTTGTTATCTGCATCAATAATTATTTTATAAGGTATTGGACTCTCTGATATGCCACTTAGAATTAAGTCAAGTTTGCCTTTATACGCTCGCATAGAAGAATTCTTATTAAAATAATTACCAGTTCCCTTCATATTTAATATTCTGTAATTATAACCAATCTGTTTTAAGCCGAAATGAGTGAGGATCATCGGAATTACAAGTTCCTCAGTTTGTCCTTCTACAAATATTACTTTATCAGATAAAGCAAAGTCACTATTACTAACACCTATATCAGACAACACTTCTTGAATATGTTCTAACTGTGTGAAGGAACTTATCCCATTCAACTTACTTACATGAATTAAATATTTATCAGATGGATAATTAATTAAAATAGGGGAATGCGTAGTGAATACAAACTGGTGTTCATTGCTATCGCTTACTAAATCATAGATGGCCTTCTCGGCAGAAGGATGTAAGAATACTTGTGGCTCATCAAATAGAACTATACTGTTTTCTTTTGTATAGAGTACACACAATAGTAATAAAACGTGAGTATAGCCACTTCCGCAATCTGATAAGGGAATTGGCGTATCTAAGCCTTCGAAGGATACACTTATAAAAGTCTGGTTACCTCCATCAATAGGAGTCCTAATAGTTATAACGTCAGTAAATATTTGTTTAAACGTTTCCACAATTTTATCAAAAGTTTCTTCTTCATTATTGTGCATAGAGTAAAGAAACCCATTAAGATTTGTCCCATCAATTTTTAAGTAATTGTTTAAAGTTGAAGTCTCAGTCGAAGGTACATGTCTAGAACCAGTTATATAAACAATTTTCTTGTTTAAAAGGTTCATGAAATTAGAAATAAATGTACTATTGGGGACTAATACGCTGTCTTCTTGATCGGGTATCACGAACATATATTTTGGAGCTACTCCAACTTTATGATAATTACTGTTAATGTAAACATCTTGAAAATGATCGTTGTAGTATCCTTGTACTTTATTAAAAACTGTCACATTATGACTATTGAAATATCTTAAAAAAAGTCTGAACTTTTCTGAATACTGGATTGTAAATCCTGGAGGTACATTATCATTTAGATAATTTACTTCTTCGTCTGACAAGGATAATTCTAATTCAATTTCGGTTGATTGAGTATCTAAGGCCGGGGAGTTTAGCATACCTTGTAGAACTTTATACAACGCTTCAATGAAAGCTGATTTACCTGTATTATTTTTACCTGCTAAAACATTCATTTTATTATGTAATTTAATCTCTCCTGAATCATCGATACTTTTGTGATTTTTAATACGAACGTTAAGAATTATCATTATCTCTACCTCTATTCTTTTTCTATTAAACACAACAATACCATTATAGTCCATCTTAGTATGTAATTAAGAGAGTGAATTATTGACCCAAATGAGAACCCTACATGACCTCGTTTAGAGATCATGTTGAACCCCACAAGACTATTTTCCCGTGATACATTAGGAACATAGAAAAAGGTGCGAATGAAATGCACAGCCGCACATACGGCATATGACTGGGACGTTCCTATTCTCGCCTTTTCTATTTTCAGGATTATCATTCCGTGAGCTTCAACGATATGATCATGTCGAGGTAATGCTCGGTATGATATGTAGCAAGAAGACGTTCCATTGAGAGAGGAGAAAGATAATGGATTCAACTATTAATGAGGAATTACAAGAAACAGCAATTGCATTTCTAAAGTGGGCTAGAAACACGCTTGAGAATGAGCCAGCTAATTTCGAAACAATGAATTTGGTCCCTCAAGTTTCAGAAGTAGCTTGCACTATAATTACTCACTTAAGAGATCAGGGAGCTGGAGAGAGCCCTGAACATTATGTTCAAAAGCTCCAGCAACCACAAATAAAAGAATTAATATGTAAGACTATTTCTGAGTCTCTAAATAAGTTGTAAGTTCTTTGTGATATTGTTTTAGAACTTTGTTTGTCAATGAAGCTGATGCAGCTAATGTAATAGACGAAAGCATAATTAGTTCGGCGCGATCACCTACAAGTGATTGTAAACTTGCATAATTAGGTCCTTTTATCGCTTCGTTAAGATTGTCTACAATAGCATCGGTTAATTCGGAAACCAATTCCTTTGTAACTCTATCAAAATCAAATTCAAAACTCATGTTTAATCTCTCCTTAAATAAAGTGTTGTGTGCAAATTACATTTTAGCAGAAAGAGGAAATAGCATGTTGGACTAATTACGAATTAGCAAGCAATCCGTAGTAAATGACGGGTTTGTTCCAGCTCATCGGGACTCACCCGTTTTCTGTTCCTTGACCTGCATATGGTAGCTTCAGTAAAATGGTCTTGTTCTTCCTCTAAAGTTACATAGTACGTATGCATTTAAAGCAAAGAGCGTAGCGTTTTTGCGGCGACCGTTTCGGGCGCATGCTTTTAAGACGTATCACCAACATAATACATATCATTTTAAAGTCGTTCCTTATGGATCGGCTTTTTTTATTGGAGGAATTGAAGTGATCAGCAGCAGAAGACGGAAGAAGCAACGCATCCGTCTCAACAAGCAGCCAGAGAAATGCAAAGGATGTGTATGGGGTAGATGGGATGGAGTGAAGCAGTTCTGTAGTAGACCTGTCTGCCCAAAAGAGGTAAAATATCCCTATCATATTTGACATGGAAGGGAATTTAGATGAGCGAAATTGATTATACTGGCTTGCTATTAATACCAGTAGCTACTGCACTCCTTACTACAGGAGCATTGTTAATTAAAGAATGGTTTCAAAGTAGCAATGCTACCAAAAGGGCTCTAACCGAGAAAAAGTTGGTTGAACTTTACAACCATTTGTACAGCACGGTTATTCGATACGAAGGAAGGTTGAGCATAAAATATAATAAAGAAGTCTATGATGTTGATCCGAACGGAAAAGAGATGTATAGGGAGATACCTGAGGCCGAAGATCCTGAAGTATGGGAAGAAGCTATCCAAAACGTCTCAAATGAAATTTATAATAAGATACATCTTTTAGAATATGATGATCTTGTTCTATGGCTTAAAGTTGAAAATGGTGCTCAAGAAGAATATGCACTGGAAGAACACTCTGTTAATAAAGCCCTGTCATATCGGAATTTTAGCAAAAATGTTAAGAAAAGCTATGGCCGATTATATAACGAATTCCATTTAAGCACCCGAAAAAGGAAGAAAGCGAGAATCAAAGATATAAAAATCAGTATAAAGAATTTAAAACGAAATCCGTTTCTTGAGAAAGACGAGCGTAAGAAACAGAAAAAGAAGTTAAAAAAAGAAATTAAAACTATCAAGAGAACGTAGCACCCACAGTGGTGCTTTTTCTTTTGCTCTCATATGACAGAATGTGAGTCGGTTTAAGCTTCTCAGCATGAGAACGTCCGTTTGTAAGGATCAAACCATTGAAGAGCGGAGAACACCGTCTGATTGAGCGTACGCACGAATATGAAGCTCACCCAAACGTCGAAACCAACTCAACACAAATATTTATGTTCCTTCGCTCACATTTTGGAGGAAAAGGCTTGTTTTTGTTGAATTATTGTAGTTGAGGAGGGATTATATGGATATTCAAAAGTATCTTGATTCATTAAACAGCTCTGGTAAACACCATCTCGTTTTGGTTGTTGCTCCTAAAGGTGAATTTCCAACAGATATTATTGATCAAAAGTATTTGATGTTTGAGAAAAGCATTTTGAAAAATCCTAAATCTTATATAGGACTCTATGAAAATGAATTAGATGAGATTATGCAATTCACAGCATTTCGGATATTTTTAAAAGATGAAGTAACTGATCACTACAATCTCCCATATAGCACTGTTGAGGGAAAGAAACGCGCGACCTCAGAAGAAGTTCTGAATTTCTTTGTGGTTAAGGAATTTTATAATCATGTGCCTCATGGAAATAAAAGTGAGGAAGATGCAATAACCGAAGGGACAGAGTCTGGAAGGGAATTCCTGAAGAAGTACAATAATGATGAATACGAGTATGTTATCACTTCTTTGGGTAAGCACAGCAATGCTGCAAATGTATTGCTTGATATCAATTTCACGTCCAACGAGGCTTATCACTTCGACAAGGTTTATATTTATTAAGAGCTACAACTGTAATATACAAAGATGAAGGACTGACCAAAAGGTTAGTTCTTTTTTTGTTGCCACATTACTATAGGAGGTAGAGGATATGAACATCAGAATCGTGCCAATTGATCAGATTAATGCAGCAGCCTACAACCCCCGTGTTGACCTTCAACCTGGTGATGTTGAATATGAGAAGCTTCGCCGCAGTATAGAGGAATTCGGTTATGTGGAGCCGATTGTCTGGAATGAACTCACAGGGCATATGGTCGTCGGTCATCAGTGATACAAGAAAATACTCAATGAACAGCAAGGGTAAGATATTACTTGAAAGTAAAAAGAACATGAAGAAGCGCGGATTAAAATCACCGGACAGAGCTGACGCATATGTTCTCACCTTCGGTGAATATTTGATGGGAACACCACAGTCTATAATGCTTCCGTCAATAAGTAGTATGTCAATAAAAAGGTAAACTGAAGATTCGATATCTCAGTCTTATAGTAGTGATAATATAAAGAGCATAGCAAACACACTAAAGGATTGAAGAATGCTTTGGCCCTCCCAAAGGGAAGGTATGTTGGCAATCGAATGACCGTGAAACAGCAATACATCTAGGCAGAGAGGTTATGCCCTCTCCGGTGTGCCTAGTGCCCGTTATCGTACTATGACTCAAGCATGCTGAGTGACCCAACAAGATTTTTAGTGACATCTTGCAGATGTGGCGGTGTTGGCGTGGGGGAAAGCGGATAGGATAATCGCTATTCTATTGTATCCTATCAAGTGTAGCTGGAGGCATGTCCCTCCAAGGACTACTAGAAGGTTTGAATATGCTTTGCTCCTTCTTAGTGAGACATCCAAACGGGTGGTTCTTTTTTGATACTTGAACAGAGAGGGAACTGGAAGATGTTGTCGAATAATAACTAAAAACATCTAATTAAGGGGTTATAGACAACATGAAATTTTTATTTCCTGGTTATTATAAACTTACTAACGTTGAATTAAGAGAATTGTGGGAAAGATGTAATTTTGTACTTGACACTAATACTCTGCTTAATCTTTTTAGATACCCAAAAGAAACGAGTAACGTTATGTTGAAATTGCTCGAAAGTATTAAAGATAGGATTTGGATTCCGCATCAAGTAGCGCTAGAGTATCATAGAAATCTGGAAACGGTATTATATGAACAAAAGAATGAGTACGAAACTCTTGAGAAAGAATGTATGTCTGAACTTTCTAAACTTATTTCAAAATTTAAAAAATTAAGACATTCTCATATAAGTACTAATACTATGGTGCAGACATTAGAACAAAGTAGTGAAATCATAAGAAAAGAATTATCAAATCAACGTGAACAGCAACCTGATTTACAGGAAATAAAAAAAAGAATCAACAACTTGGTAGGAGAAAATATAGGATCACAATTTGAACAAGCTGAGTTGGTTAAAATATTCGCAGAGGGGGCTCAAAGGTACGGAAATAAAGTCCCTCCTGGATATATGGATTCTAAGAAAAACTTCTCTTACCTTCATAATGGTATTGAATATCAGGCAGCATATGGAGATTTGATTTTTTGGAAACAGACTCTAAAATACGCTCAAAATAAAGAGGTTAGTTCTATCATTTTAGTAAGCGATGATAGAAAAGAAGATTGGATTCTAGAAGTATCTGGTGAGAAAAAAGGAATACATCCGTACTTAACAAATGAATTTCATGATCAAAGCAAAGGTAAGTTATTTAACTCGTATAACTCTGTTCAATTTATTAGTGAAGCTGAGCATTTTTTAGGATTTAAGAGTAGTGCAATTGTAAGTGATGTCATAAAGGAAATTGAAACTGTTTATAGTAAGGCGGATTCTTTCAAGGATAGTGAGAATCTAACTTATAATAATACTTTTAAGGAAAAATATAATTATAGAGAAAGACTCTATGATCATTATCTTGAAGATAAAAAGCGCAGAATAGGTGAAACAGAGTTTTACTTTTATAAATTTTTCTTTGACGTGAGTAAATCTTTTGTTGAAACAGAGGAAAGGAACAGCAATTCAGTTTATAATTCTAATAATCATAACGCTTTCCCAGTTATACTTAAAAAAATTGTAAAAGATTATATTATTAATGCCGAAATAGTTGAGATCAAATATGAAGGCGAATTTCTTACTGTAATAGTTGCAACTCCTTTTGAATTTGAATATTCTTCAATAGATAATCTAGCGGAAGCTATTAGTAAAGAAATGAATCAATACTATACTGAAGAAACTATTAGATTATTAAGAATATTTGTCTAGTAATTTAACTATGTTAAAACATTCTCTCTTTAATGAATGGTTTCTTTTATGTGTTCCGTGTTAAAGGTAAAAGCTTTCCAAAATGACCCTGATATGTGACAGCTGAATTAGTAAATCAATATGCATACAAGAAGTGATATTAATTTGAATCTCGGCAAGAATAATGTGCCCTTTAATAGTCGATGGCCATTTCTAAGCCTGCATTCCCAATTGATTATGAAAAGAGGGGGAGGGAAAGAAAATGCCTAAAGTTACGTATAGATCAAAATTTTAGATGCCGCTACAGCTGAGGATGGGACAATAGATGAGTACAGTATGGGTTAAACCTATTGGAAAGCGACACCTAAGTTCGGATGCAATCAAAGAGCCACCTGTACCTTGATGCAACCAGACAAATGCAAAGGTCTCGTATGGGGCAGATGGGATGGAGTAAAGCAGTTTTGTAGTAATCCCTTTTTTTGAAAAATTTAAAATAAACAAAATGAAGGGGGTGAGAGTGACATGGATAAACGGAAAGATTTATCAGCGCTGACTAACTTACTTGAAATTGATCCTGAATCGACTTTTAGCACAGCAATTGAATATACTATAAACCAGATGCCTTTTATAGGAAAGGTGTACAACACTTTGAAAATGAGGGCATTTGAGAAGAAAATAAATCGCTTAGAATCAAGATTGCATGTCTTATCTAATCATTTATTGGAAAGGCCTGACGACCTCGTTAGTCAGTTCATTAAAAACAGAGCATTTCCCTTTATGTTAGATCAATTGTTAGAAGAACAACAAGAAGAAAAAACAGATTTGATAATGAATGGAATAGAATACATTTATGAACAAAGAATAACTGAAGAAAATAAGATGTTAATGCATTTTGATATTCTAAAAGAACTAAGAGTCAATGAGCTTAAATTCCTCTTAAGATTTACAGAGGAAGCTAAAGAAGTTGCTAGTAAAGAAGATCAACATGAGGAACCATCAGAAGATGAATGGATTTACTATGAGTACATTATGACTCATCTCGAAGCACTAGGACTTATTGATACAGACGAAAGTTCTATTAATGTAACCAAGTTTAATATTGTAACTATTTTAAATGATATAGCTGCTAGTAAAGGGAAATATACCATACGTGCAACTCGACCGAGGCTAACAAAATTCGGGCATGAGTTTGTGAAATTTTTCGATTTAAAGTCATTAATAAGATTACCTGCACAGTAAGCACCCAACCGTGGTGCTTTTTCTTTTGCTCTCATATGATTAATATGAGCCGTTTTAAGCTTTATTCAGCAAGAATGTATTTGCAGGGATCAACCCGTTCAAGAGCGGAGAAGAGGCGCTGAGTGAGCGTATCCACGAATATGAAGCTAGTTCAGAAGTTGAAACCAACTCAATTTAAATAAGGATATTTTTGTTTATTTATAGTAAAATAATTACAAAAAATTAGGAGTTGGTATAGTGAGCACGTTTACTCAGAAGGAAGTCAAAAGAGCCATCAGAGATTTTGAAGTTATTGCGACTTCTTTACTTAATGCTTCTTCGACTCATTTTTCAGCTAGAGTCACTCAATTTATTGATTTTATAGAAAGGAACCTTGTTATTAACTCAGTCCTAGGAGAATACCTTAATCTCCCAATAAATATTGAAGATATTGAATCGGATGAATCTGGGTGGTTACAGGTTTCTCTGCCTTCTGAGATGGACTATCAGATCGCATACATTTTACAGACTCTTGTATCTTTTAGACGGGATGAGAATGCTGTAATTAACTACACATTCCATCTATATAAAAATAAAGGTATAGATTATAATATTCAATTATTTAATGAGGATATGTTGCAACCGATTGTACGGGAGATTTTTAATAGGTTAGAGGATTTAGTTGAAGACGAAGTTGAGGGGAAGGATAATATCCCGAGTTCCTCCTTATCTATTACACATATTGGAGATATTATCGCACATACAGGTAGTAATATTGCAGTAGGCAAGAACATAACTCAAAATTTGAAAACAGGTGACATACGAACTGAAATCATAGATAAGCTCAAGGAACAAGGTGCTATTCCTGAAGATAAGATATCTGAAGTAGAGCCAATAATTGCTGAGATTGAAGAGGTGTTAAGTGATGAGAGTAACCCTAATTCCGGAAAATTAAAAGATTTAGTTGGGAAAGTATACAACCTTGGAAAAAACGCTGCTTTAACTGTATTTAAGGATACTATAAAAGATCCACGCTGGTCTTCAGCTATCGCAGATTTCTTCCTTGGAGGAAACTAAGATAAAAAGTTGCGATACTATAAATAGTTGTTGACTTATCAGCAAAGAAAAGTCATTCCAACATTAGCGGTAAGATGCTTAATATAAACATAATCAAATCATGCTGTGATGGGAGACTGTTGCAACTTTTTTTAGTGGGGGGGAGGTATGAGGATTGATGATTAAATCCGTAGTAACACTATAGTAACTCGATGATATTATTAATCCATAGAAGTATGAAGAACTTTAGAAGGTAAGGAAACTTTTCCTGCCTTCTATTTTTATGTCTGGAGGTGAAACATTGAAATGGTATCATAAAGCCATTTATTCATTTGCAAATTCTGTTCTCCCAGCTGCGGTGAAGCGTCAGATGATGGGTTTTGGCAGGATGACCTCTCCAAGATCATCAAACGGATGGGATATATTCAATTGGCTCCCGAAAAAGTATCAGAGTGCTCATAATATTGATCTGACCAAACTCCAAAACCATACAGCTGAGGAATTGCTTGAGATTCTTGTGTCTGTTCATCCCGATATTTCGCATGCGCTCTACAATTTTTTGCGTATGGGTGACACTCCACTTACATTTACAGCAAAGAAGCAGAGTGGTAGTGACGATAAGAATGGGCAGAGGAATTTGGATTCAATCAAGAACTTATTGGATTCTCCACTTCCTTCACCTGGTTATCAACATGGAAGGTCTCTGGACAAGCTTGATACGATTCAGCGGATGATGATCATGGTGCGTGGAGCTTGTGCTGGTGAAGTAGTTCTGAATGAGCGATGTAACGATGTGATTGATATCGTACCTGTTGACCCAGCGACGATTTGGTTCAGAAGAGAAGAGGGAACGGATCGACTTGTGCCTTGGCAATTCATCAAGAATCCACGTCCTCGTTCTGGTGAAGAATGGTTTGGGCAATACAAAAAGATTGATACGCCGACATTTATATATGAAGAGTTCGATCCGATGATCGATGATCCATATGGGCGAACACCGATACTACCAGTTCTTCAAGCGGTTTTTTTTCATCTACAGGTTTTGCAGGACTTGAAGGCTGTTGTTCACAATCAGGGATATCCAAGACTGGATATTTCTGTAGTTGAGGAAGTTTTGCTCAAAAACATTCCTAATCAATATAAGAATAATCCTGCGGGGCAGCAAACGTGGTTGACTGAACGTATGAGTGAAATTATGGGACATTTTAATTCACTTAATCCAGACGATGCTATGATTCATTGGGATAGTGTGAAAGTTGAATATCTCAAGGGCGGCAATGCGGGCCCAATGATTGATATCAAGAAATTGATAGATATTATTGATACGCAGATGGCAACCGGATTGAAAACGTTGCTCACATTACTATCCAGGCATCAAGGTTCTACTGAGACATACAGCTCCGTGGATACTCAAATATATATCAAGTCCGTAGAGTCCGCTCGAAACGTAACCAAGCGTTTCTGGAAGCGGGCTTTTTCTATGGCTACAAGAGTGCGTGGTGTTCAAACGCAGGTTGAAGCAGATTATGCTCCTATTGATCTACGTTCTGAAATGGAGAGAGAGCGTGATCTGAGAGCGAAGCTTAACAACTATGTTCTGGCGGAGAAAGAACGCTACATCACTGCCAAAGAAGCGGCGACAGAAGCGCGGTGGATTATGGGGATTGATCCTAATATACCGTCTGAGTTGCTTGCTGGTCTTGAGAAGAAGTATGGGTCTGATGATGACGATCATGATTCAGCAAGTTGAGAAAGAAGAGAGTTTATTACATGAAGGAGGTGAAAAGGAGTAGATGGCAAAGCCAACAACTGAGCAATTAGCGAGAATTAATCAACTTGCGCGTGTTCCACTCACGGAAGAAGAAGCCTATGTATTTCCTGCAAAGCTTGTGGGGGATCAAATCATCCCACGTCGATTTTACCGATTAACACCTAACTTCCTTCGAAAGATGGCTGTCCAAGCCAGAGAAGGTGTGTCGCTGCTGTTGGATCACTCATGGGCCAACTTAGGCATCATGACAATTCCACTCGGCAGAACCTTTGACAGCCGATTGCAAATGGATGGCGATGAACTGGCATTATATGCCGACCATTACATGAAGCTGGGACAAGAGGTCGGTGACATCAAGATAGATCAGATAGCGGAAGGTATTGATGCCGGAACGATCTTTGATACCTCAATCGGCTTCACGGTAAGTAGCCAAACGTGTTCCATCTGTGGTCAAGAATATTTCGGTGGAAGTTGCCCTCATATTCGTGGAAGAGAGTATGATTCTAAACTTTGTACGGTTGACATTAATGATGGCGACCTGATGGAAAATTCCCTTGTCTTTGACGGTGCTTATCCGGGTGCTGGAGTAGTGGGGATGAGCAATGCCACTGAGCAACAACCGACTGTGAAATGGGAAGCTTTATCTGAAGATACGAAGTCGCTTCCTAGCGGCGGACGTGTCTTTTATTCTTTTAGCGGAAAATCCGGTCTTGATGGATTCGTAATCAAGCAAGAAAAAAACAATGTGGCCGAAACGCAGGCCGAAGGAGATGACACTGTGACAGAAGAACAAAAGGCTGCTTTGGCAGCATCACAAACTCAAACAATCGCGCTGACTGCTGCGAATAGTGTACTCGGACAAGTCCGGGCTGCGCTGGGCGTTGAAAATGATGCGGACATTACCTCAAAGTTGGCTACACTTAGCGCTCAGGCTGCTGATGGTGCAGTTTACAAAACAAAGGTTACGGAGCAAGCTTGCGGCGCTGGTGTACGTGCGTTGGGAGAAGCGTTTAATACAGAAACTATGAAAGCTATGCTGTCCCACTTGCCAGTATCTGAGATTGAAAAAATCGGCGCGACTTACGAAGCTCAGGCTCAAGCTGCATTGGGTGGTGGTGGTCGTCATACCGAGGGTGATAACCCTGATCTTCCTGCAGGAGCTGCCAATGGAACAGCGCCAACTAACGCGCAGGCAGCTGGTCAAAAGACACCAGAACAACTCCAAACAGAGGCAAAGGAAATGGCTAGAGCTGATGCTATAGCCGCCCTCAAAAATACCGGCAGAAGTAATCTGCTGAAGGAGGATAAGTAATATGATTGGATCTCAATACAACGGTGCACCGGGACCTGGTCAGATTAACACACAGGAGTTTGTTGAAGTTCTGGCTTCCACCGACTTGCAAGCGCGGATTCCTGGTGGCGTGTTGCTTGCAAAAGGGAACGGATTAATTAAGAAAGGTACTGTCCTTGGAAGGGTAACAGCTACTAATAAATTCGTTCCCTATCTCTCTTCAGCATCCGATGGTTCGCAAGACGCTGTTTGCATTTTGGACAATGATCAGGATACTTCGCTTACCGATATGGGCGCTTCAGCGTGGATTGCTGGAATTTTCACTGAATCAAAATTGACCGGCATTGATGCAGCGGCTAAAACAGCGCTGAAGCTTTGCTACTTTGTATAAGGGGGAACAAACTAAATGGCAAACGTACTCGACCCGTACTTTTTGACGGAAGTTGTTCAGAATATTCGTACAGACATTAACAGTTTTCGAGGTGCTCAAATTCTGACAAATGGTGTGGATTTCAAACCAGAACTCGGCCTGACAATTAAATATGACGTTACCTACGATGATACCGGCATGACTCCACCTACTGGACTCAATGATCCCTCACCAATCCATGCCGCTCCTGTTGTGAAACAAATGGAATTCACTAACCAGGAATGGCGTGAAAAAGCGATCATTGATCGAGAAAAAATCGCTACCCTTCGCAAGCCTGGAAACAGTCTTGAGCAAACTTGGGGCGAAGAATATATGATTGAAAAAATGGTGAATCTCAACCAACGTCTTGAAACTCGATTCGAGTGGATGCGTTGGCAATCACTTACAGGGAACCTTGTTGTTCCAGCAACTGCGAATAAACCTTCTCGGACTATCGACTACGGCGTTCCGGCAAATAACAAGCCTACAGCTGATGTCCTTTGGAACAATATCGCAACTGCTGATCCTTTGAAAAATCTTGATGAATGGCTTCTTAGATTCCGGGGGAGTGGCGCAAGAGGTGTTAAAGTTGTAGCTAATAAAAAAGTAGACAGTTACCTGAAGCAAAACGAAAAAATCCGCGATCTGATCAAATTCACCTATGGCAAAGATATTGTAACGGATGGTTCGCTTTCAGAAATTGTCAGCCAAAACCTGAATGGTCTTCAATACGAAGTATATGATGGCGGATATATTGACGATACAGGAACATTCTTCCCGTTCATCCCTGACAACGCCGTAATTATCATTGGTCAAGGTATGACAGGTTCTATCATGGACCTAGTGACGAGCCCGAACAACTACGAAGACATCTTTACTGGTCACACCGGAAAATTCGCACTCGCTAAACTGATTCAAGGCGACCCTGACCAATGGCAAGTAATTAACGGGGCAACTGTGCTGCCACGTTTGAAATACGTCAACTGGCACATTTTTGCTACAGTGGCGTGAGGGAGGAATAACCTATGACTACTGTGAAAATTTTGGTTGATGCTGTTGGTGAATACAACGCAGGGGACATCGTAAAAGATGCCCCTGATGGACTTGTTGAGATTGCTAAAAAGCAAGTTCGCAATGCAGCAACTGGTGAGTTACTGGCAGAGATCGTTGAAGTCGGTTCAATTTCTACGCACACCCCTTCGGAACGAGAATTAATGCTTCAGGAAGAGTTGGACGAATCAAAGAAGCGCGAGGCTGAACTTTTGGCGCAGATTGATGAACTGCAATCTGACATCCAAAATAGTGATTCGGATGATGAACTGAAAGAATTGAAATCTGTTGCGAAGGAAATGAAAATCCCTGGCTATACAAAAATGGGTATCGAAGAATTGAAAGAGGCCATTGCCGCAACTGGCGGTGACGCTGGTGGCGAATAAGATACTTACGACAGGAACATATCACGAAGAAATAAGAGGGCGTCTAGGCGTTGGTGAGGATGTAATATCTGACTCTGACATAGACGCTATTTCTGTTTTGCCAATCGCTGAAGCGAGGATTGTAAAGCAAGTTCCAGATTACGCTGATTTGATTGGTGATGATCAAGCCTATATATATGTAGCAGCTATTTGTATGGTTGCTGCTATACTGGCTCCATCTATGGCTGCGAGAATCAAAAAAACGATGAAAGATTTCGATTTCTCTTTCGAAAATCAGGCAGTCAATTGGGATAGACGTGCCTCACAACTGGTTGATGAGGCAAATGAGTTCATCGGCTTGATCTCAAGTTTTCAAGAGACCTTGGATGCTCCATTATTTATGTTGTCTGGTCCCACGAGGGAGAAGGAAAGGCGGCGCTTCTAATGTTTAAAGATTTCGCTCATAGACATTCTCCCTGTACTGTAAATGGGGAACCGGATAAAGTCATTCTGTCCAGAGAAACAAAGGCGACTACGGTTCTTGGTAAAGAGTATATGTACAACGGCCTTTTTGCCCCTAAGTCGCCTGTATTACCTGGGAATGTCGTCCAGAATGATATGAGATTTTTGGTTCAAACTCTCCGTAATACTGCAACCAAAGACAAATACTGTTCCTTAATCAAAACGAATGTTACCGCGGAAGTTCAACGGTACATGCAGGAATACGATGCGAATGACAATCCAAAGGGCAAACCTGAGTTTACACCTGTTGCCGCTGAAGTTATTGGTTTCGCTCAACATGTCTCTGCTCAGCTGAGACAAGAAGAACCTGGTCTTCTATCTACAACTTCGCTGGTTCTTCTTTTGCAGACCAGTGTTGATGTAAGGGAACCGAGTGATCCGTCATTGGTAAGTCCAGACCGCATCATGATTGCTGGAAAGAAATATCAAGTGGATGTGGTGGATCGGATCAAGTATCCGAATCTTCTACATATTCAGTTGTGCGAGGACAGGCGATGATTGCGGGATATGATGCTGAACGTGCAGCGAAGGACTTAGAAAATAGGCTGGCTGTTGAAATTACAGGTCTAACGAAAATCATTATGCTTACTGCAAAGACTGGTATCAGGTATTATCCGGCTGTCAGAGAAAGCCTGGCAATGCACATGACTGTGCTGGCAAACCAGATGATATCAGGAGACATCACTGCTGATTACTGGCAAGCATGGCTTGAACAGTTTGGTAAAGGATCGCTCATGGCGGGTCCGAGTCAAAACCCGGGTTTGATCAGCTACATGAACAGTGAGGCGTGGAACAAACTGAGGTCAAAAGGTAGCCGAGTTGTTGTGGGGCGCGGTAGAGGTACTTACCGAGCTATAGACGGCACAATTAAAAAGTCCAAAGGCGGATACGTAGGTGTAGATTTGGAGGAGTTGGCAGAACGCGGGGACCTTGATCCTTCGTTCAAAGCCACTCCTCCTACTTATTTTATGCGTATAGCTCTTGAATCCAATCGTGATCGGATATTAAACGGTATTAGTCGTGTCATAACCGAGTTTCCGTATCATCGTTACTTCAGGGAGGTGAGAGATTGAGTCTTCAATTGTTGGATGCAGTTCAGCATGCGCTTAAAAATGATGCCGAACTTATGGAGTTACTTGAGCTTGACTCATCTTCACCTTCCGTGGAGGTAGCGAAGAGATTGACAAAGGGGATGGAACCTGAAATCACTGTAAGTCATGAAACGGTTCCTCATATCTGCCAATATGTGATGCCAGGGCGCTTTTCTCCAAATCAATTAGTCTTCGAAGGAAAGTTTTGTTTAGATTTTTATGCTGGTACTGGTTATGCAGCAAAGTTGCTCTTTGAAAGAGCGTTTCGTATCTTACACGATAAACGGATAACGATGCCAGGTTGGGCGACATACCTATGTGTACTGACGTACGATGCTGATTTTGCAACGGGTATACAAGGTGTCAAAGGGTATAAGGCAATATTTGATGTTGACTATCTCCGGATGAATTGAGGTGGATGTTTTGATGGTAAGCATTGAAGAAATGAGTGTAGCAATTGCAAATGCATCTAAAATTATCAGAGCAACTGGAGTTTCCATCGGTTCGAATTGGAAGAAAGTTTATCGCAAAGTAGGTGAAAAAGATGAACGAAGCAACTGATAAACAACAAGAAGCTAAGGAAGAATTTCCTGAGCTGGAGAAGTTGATCCGAGAAAAGATTCGTCTTGCCCAAAAACTCGGCTTGATGGATGGCAAGGAACCGGTTGAAGGATATAAAGAAACGAAGGAATACAAAAGAATTGAAGAGATTGATGCGCGGCTCTGGGAGCTTGTCTAATCAACTCTATATCTAAGGAGGATAATTCATGAGACCACTCGTTTTTGATGGCGTAGGAACAATCGTAGCCCGTAATTTGGATGGAACAATTAAGTATGTTGAGGACAAGGTAACAAAAGTTACGTTACAACTGCAATTTGACTGGCAGGCAGTCATGGGCGGCGACAGTGGATATGCATTCCACTACACAGCGGGGGATCTACAAGACAAAGTGAGCATTGAAGTACCACGTTACTCTGCGGCAATCGCTGATATGTCTCAAGGCGGAAAAACAGAGAAGAAAGAAATTGTGTTTGACGAAATGGAAACGGCTTTTCTGAAGAATGGCGAATACAAACTGGCCTTTGGAGAAACCTTGGTAGCGGACAGTGACGAAGTCTATCTCAAGGACCCGGATACAGATGCATTGACTCAACTTACCCGTGTAGCATCAACGCCGACTGATCAACAATACACAATCACTGCTGAGGGAGTGATTGAATCTACCACGGCAAATAATGATAAAGAGTTGCTTGTTACCTATAAGTGGTCTAACCAGGGCACAGAAACTTCATTCGATGGAACTCGTCGCCCAACAGCTTTCAAATTTACTCACAGATTCAAACTGATCGATGACAAAACGAGCAATGAGATTCAATGCCAGCTCACCATTTACAAAGCCTTGGGCGGTGGTACGCTTGACGTATCCCAAGAACGTAAAAAAGCTAATACTTCCACCATGGATTTGCAAGTTATGGAGCCTGAGCGCACACCAGATAACCCGAATGGTCATGCAATGACTATCAAGTTCGGAATTTAAACTATCATACACAACCCTGCCGGTAATCGGTGGGGTTCTTTTTTTGGTAAAAACTATGCTCTCAAACCAAAGGAGAATGAACATGAGTGAAGTGGAACAAGCAGTTGAAACCCATGAAGAGAAAACGTTGGACCAGACCTTGAACATTGGCAGCACCGTACGTTTGGCTGAGGATCTACAGAAGACAATTAAGGTCGGAACGATTAAGTTGATCCGGGAAGTACGGCAGCATGCGAAAAACCTCGGTGGTATTCGCTTCAGCTATGTAATTGGACGTGATCCTATTGAAGCAACGCAAGTTGGTGAGCAGGATATCCCAGCTATTGACTGTCCATCTATTGAGCAGGCGTATAAAAAAGCCTTCGACCTGATTTTTGTTGAGGGTTTAACGGATGAAGAGTATGAACACGTGGACATGGAGGGCATCCAGGCTTTGGATAACGTTTTGGATCGATTTCTATAAGGAGTCTTTTCCTCCAGATCCTGATTCCGATGACGATGATGAGGAATCGGAGGATGGTGAAGTAGATCAACCAGGAACGGACTGGATGGGTCTATGGGCACTCTGTATCAGCAACGGTATATCTGATACAGAGTGGCCAAATATGACCATACCTAAAATCCGAGCGCTGATGAATGAAAAACAGCGCTCTCGTGAATTCGAAATCACTCTTCATGGTGGTTCGGTTGAAAACAAAAAGCCGAAGAAAGCAAAATACTTATCAGATCTTGGTTTCTTCCAGCCAAGGTAGGAAGGAGGCAAAATGGCAGAGGGCACCAATAGAGATGTAGTTGCTGCGCGGATAAAATTAGACACTGGTACAGTGCTACAATCATTTAAAAACATTGATACGGGTGCTAAGGGTAATGCTGATGCGTTCAAGGCTCTGAATGTTGAGTTATCATCCGCTGAGAAGTCATACAAGAATATATCATCAGCAATGGATAAGATGGCCTTAACTGCGGATCAACGCCGCCAAAAGATACTCGCTGAAGTTGAAGCTCAACATAAGCAAAAACTTGCTCAAACTGCCTTGCTTGGTGCGAGGGCTCAACAGTTGGAGCAAACCAATCGCTTGATTGATGCTAAAATGCAGGCTCAGCAAGCCTTGATCAAAAGGCGTAATCAACAGATTGAGCAATCCGAACGTGAACATCAACAAAAGATGCAGATTCTTCAGAATCGTTCTGTTAAGACCGGGCAGGAGGCAGCAAAGGCAACGGGGACAGGGACGGATGACCGGACGAGAGAGCGCGTACTACAAGAGGAACAGAAGATTCGCATGGCCTTGACTGAGCGACAACGTAAAGAAGAAGCTCTCAGGGAAAAAGTGTTACAAGAGGAACAACGGATCAGACAAGCCTTGTCACAAACTGAACAGCAAACCAAACGGATGGGGTCCACAATGGATGCTGTCTCTAAAAGTTGGATTGGTAGAATAGGAGACATGGCTTCACATGCGGTTGTCTTCCATACGATGTACAAAGCGATGCACGAAGTCACCCAGGCCATGAAAGAAGGCTTGGTTGACATCGAATCAAACATGGCCGGTTACGTTCAGACCAATGAGCATTATTTTGTACATTTCGAAGATGGCACCAACAAGATGGTAATGGATACACAAAAGCTAAACCGTGAGACAAAAGCCTTTATCCAAACTGCTCACGAACTTGGATCAAACATATTGGATGTAACCGAATCGGCGCGGCTTTGGGGCAGGATGTACAAGGATGTTAATGTGGTCCAGGAGCTTGTCCGTCAGTCTACAAAGTTGTCCACGGTCGATATGGTGGAACTCGAAGACGCAACCAAATCTATGGAATCCGTTATGTCTCAGTATGGTGTACACATCAGTAATGCGAATGAAGCCATGGTTATCGGCAACCGGGTTCTGGATTCCTGGTCTAAGGTAGCACACGATACGATGGCTCCAGCGCGTGACCTTGGCGCTGCTTTCCAACGAACCGGTAAGATAGCCGCCGAAACAGGCGTATCATTCGACGTAATGAACGGTCTGATATCCTCTGGTGTGCGGAATACAGCCTTATCCGGGGAGAATTTAGGTAACATGTGGAAAACGGTTCTGGGTACAATCCGGACAGACAAAGCCGTGGATGAGATTGAGCGTCTTGGTGTCAAAACCAAAGAGGTTGTCGATGGCGTTGAACAATGGCGCAAAGCGGAAGATATTCTACTGGATCTTTCTATCCAGGTAACGGATAAAAACTATGACCTCACACAATCCTATGCGGATATCTCTCGGGGTGTCTATCAGTATGCGAAACTGGCGGCTTCTCTTAATGTGGGGGATATCTTGCTTGGTACGGCTGCATCTGTAGGTTCCACTGGTTCAACAATGCAGTACCTAACCGTTCAGATGGATACAATTCAGCGGAAGGCTGCACAGACCAAAACCTCTCTCCTTGAGATATTTAACACAGCTGGAGAAGACGGCCTTCGCCAGATGATCAAAGATGTGCTGGACGGTATAGATCAACTCCTGATCGGATTAACTAAAATACCAACAGGTGTTTATGCTGCAACTGCGGGTTTGACTGGTCTATTACTTGCGTATAAAGCGTTGCGTGGTCCTGTTATGGCGGTAGTTGCTGCAATTGAAGTGCTAAATGTGGCTAAAGCGAAAGAAGCTGCTACAACGGTTGCTGGTACAGCGGCTACGGCTGCAAATAGTGCTGCGAATACAGTCAATATCGTTTCAAGTGAAGGAGTCATCGTTTCTACTGTGCAACAGACTGCTGCAAGGGAGGCGCAAGTAGTCGCTACAGGAGCAGCTACCGTGGCTACTAGTGCCCTTAGTAAAGCGCAAGCGACAGCAACAATAACGATGGCCGCAGCAACTGCTGGATTATCCTTACTCGTAGGGGCAATTGCAATATTTGCATTTAAGAGTGGCGAAGCAGATAAGGCCGAGCGTGAAAGGATTCAGAGTCTTAAGGATAACGACTCAGCCAGTCAGCAGATGATCAGCCAGTATCAACGGCAAATTGATTTGTTACCTAAAATGGTCAATGCACATAACTCGCTTAAACAAATGATTGATAGTGGAACGTTATCTTCTAGTAAACAAGAACAGGCAAAGAGACAACTTGAAGAAGTATCCAAAGCCCTTACAATGACGATTGGTAAAGAAGGAATGGCTCAACTTGAAGCAGCTGGATTTACAGATGAAGCTACCAAGCAACAAATACAAAACCTTAATTTGTTAATCGAGAAGCAGAGAGAGTCCCGTCTAAACGTGCTGGAGGGCCAAAAAACGGCAATGAATGATCAACTCACTGCAAACGTTGCTGCTATTGAAGATGCTATGTCTAAGATAAGTGCAGTCAATAAAAGTATTGAGTCTTTTGGTTCAAGTGTAAACAGAACGGAGCAGCTTAAATCTTTTGAAAATGATTTGGCTTCTTTAGAAGCGAAGAACCGTGAATTGCAGGCATCTTTAAGCGATGTTGACGTTCAAATGGGTCAAATGACATTGGAAGCCTTAGACGCACAAAAAGAGATGGATTCTTTAGCGGGCTTAAATGGGAAAGTTTCTGAGACCATTGAAGAACTGACTGAAAATCTAATTAAACAAACAGAAGCCTTACGTGAATCTGTTCAAACGAGTATTTCTTCAGTTTCTGAATTAAACCAAGTGGCTGAGACGCTTGCTGATGGACAATCTTTAAGCGCTTCTGCTGTGGCGGATTTAATTCTCAAGTACCCTGAACTCGCTTCTCAGATAAGAAAAACTACAGATGGATGGATATTTGAAGGACAAGTCTTAGAGAAGTTGCGGCAAGCAAAAATAAAGAAGGCTCTAGATGATCTGAGAGCAGAAAGAGATGCAACTCGTTTTGTAGCTTTGGAGAGTTTAAAACGCATTCAATTCTACGGAAAAGAATTTGAGGCTATTACAACCTTTGCCGAAGCGAAACAAAAGATTGCAGATATTGAATCTGATATTGCAGAACAGCAAAAAAAGAATGCTGCGAATCCACCGTTCTCTAATTTGACATCAAGCCTACCAGCCGGACTTGCCGATGCATTGAAAAGTCAAAGCGAGATGCTAAATAAGATGTCAAATGATCAGTTAGCCGGAAAAAAACAACGAGTGCAAGAGCTGAACGATATCATCAAGCAATATGCTGGGCAATTACAGTTGAGCAATGATCAAATTAAAGCTATGACTGAACTTCTCGAAGATGACACTTACGGGGTAGAAGACAACAACAAGGCTCGCAAAGAAACCGTAGAAATCATGACAGAGCTGCAGAAAGCGATCGAAGGGTATAACAAATCACTTGAAAAATTGGACTCCCAGCAGAAACGTGTTGCGAAGTCATCCAAAGAATACCTTGATATACTGGCTGAGAAGCGTAAAGCGTTGCTGGAGGAACAAAAACTCTACGAACAAGGATACAACGATCCATCACAACTCGTATCATCACAAGCAGAAATAACAACAAGTGGGGCACCATCTACAGATATCACTAAGATGCTATCTACTGCTGTTGATTTAGCGAACTCTGGCGTGATGAAGTACAAACAAATACCAGGTAACTTTAATGGTTCGTTTGATGAGTTCAAACAACGAGCCTATTCGGATTGTTCCCAGTTTGTCCAGGAAATGTTTGAGACAATAGGTGTACAAGTGCCTAGAACTGCGGCTCAACAAGCTAAATCCGGACTGGCTGTTTCTAAGAATAACCTGCAAGCGGGGGACCTTGTATTCTTCAACACAACGGGTAAGGATAACTCACACGTTGGAATTTACATGGGGGATAGCAAGTTCATCCAAATGGGCAATTCCGGACTAAAGGTTCAGGATTTGAACAGTGACTATTGGGCGACAAAATACAACGGGGCAACTCGTGTTCCTGGTGTATCAATTGATAATGCATCTCCGGGTTCGGCAACTGTTTCTCAGGCTAGTGGTGGCGTGAAGTATGCTGGTAAATATGCTGCTGAGATTAACGCTGCCGCCAATCAATTTAATGTTGATCCATACCTTGTCGCTGCTGTGATTCAACGCGAATCAACTTTTGGAGCTAAGGGCGTAACCAATGTCATGCAAGTTAATGGCATGAACAATGCGACAGTAAAACAGAGTATTGATGCAGGAACGAAGATGCTCTCCGAGTTACTGAAGAAATCTGGTGGAGATGTCGCTATGGCTCTGGGCGGATACAACATGGGATCGGGAATTATTGATTGGTTCAAAAAGTCTGGTGGATACAATAAAGCTGATATGGCTGCGTATTCAGAGAAATACAAGAAAGTTTATAAAAGCAAGGTATATGGTGATGTAGGATATGTTGATAAAATCTTAGCTGATTATTCTCCACAAAAGGCCGGTACAACTACACAACCTACACAGAAGCAATTGAAGGATGCAAAAAACACTGCTGATAGTGAACTACTTCGGATTAGTGATGAACTTTATAACATTGATGTTTCAGAACTTGAGAGTAAACTCGGTATCAAAGATATGAAAATCTCAGACAAAGAGTTGGCTTTAAAACAATCTGAAGCGCGGCAGAAAAACTTGAAGAAAGACTCCCAAGAATACAAAACCGAATATGAGCTTCAATTGAAACTCAAAACAGAAATACAGAAACTGATGCAGGAGCAGCGTCAGATGATCGAACAGTCCGGGCTAAAATCGGATGAATTGACTAATAAGCGGCGAAGTCTGACTGAGAAAATCGGGGATGTGCAGACCGAGAAAGAAGACATGAAGGATCAGTATGCCAGCGACCAATTTGATACCGCACAGGCGAATATGGAAGCTCGTGTTGAACGGATGCGTCAGCAAGGACGTTCCGAGATGGAAATGACCAAGACGCAACTTCAGTTTCATCAGGGACAACTCAAGAATACAGCTCTCACTGAGGAACAACGTGTTGAATCAGCTAAACAAGTGTATGACTTGACGAACAAGGTTACGGATCTGAAATTTAAAAATTCAACGAATTGGATTGATAAACAAACGGATCAGATGGAGCGCCAAGGTAAGTCTGAGGTTGAAATATATCAGATGCAAGCTGAAGCTTACAATCGTATGCGAAACGATACCACACTAAAAGCAGAGCAACGAGCCGAAGCAGAGAAAATGTATCAAGATACTTCCAAAAATTGATTACATCTCGTTATGAATTTTCTGAAAAGTGGATGACTAAAGAAGCTTTGAAAATGGAAATGTCCGGCGCTCAAAAAGTAGACATCATGAAATGGGAGCTGCAAGAGTACCTGAAAATGCAGGCTGATAAAACCCTATCTGCTGAACAACAATGGGATCTTGAACAGAAAATATATAAGCAGAGACTGGATTTAGATAAAGAATACTACTCTGCTGCTGAAAAACGGATCAACCACTTGAAGGCCATCGGCGAAATGACTACTCAGCAGGAACTTGCAGAGTATATGAAGCTTCAGGCAGCTTACCTCGTAGGAAGCGATCAACGAATGGATGCGGATGAAAAGGTCTACGATCTCAAGAAAAAACTGATGGACGAAATGACCAAGGCAGTATCTGAATCGGTAACGAAACAGAAAAAGCTATTTGACAGCGCGAGAGATGAGGAAATTAAACGTATCCAAGCCGAAAAGGACGCGTTCACCTCAGCACAAGAAGCCAAAATCAAAGCCATAGATGATCTGATTCAAGCCATGGAGCGAAGTAATGATCAGGATGACTATGAGAGACAGCGTGCAGAGAAAGACGCTCGTCTTGAAAAGCTCCAGTCTGCTGTTGGTCCAGAGGGTATTGCTGAGCGTAAACAAGTCCAAAAGGATATTGAGGATCTGGATCGAGAACATGGTCGTAAACTTGCGAAACAGGCGCTCGAAGATCAGAAAACGGCGTTGCAAGAGGAAAAAACAACTCGTGAAAAAGATTTTGACGATAAAATTCAAGATGCTAAATCACATTATGATAATCTTTCAGCAGCCTTTGATGAATTTTCTTCAAATACTGAATTGTCTGCCGAAAACCTGAAAAACATTCAGATACTGAAAGAGAGCGAGAAGAACGAAACGATCCTCGGAATGCTTGATGCATTTGTGCTGGAGTATCAGAGCCGTCTTGATCAGATTGCTGCGGCAAGTGCTTCACTTGGAGTGATTGATGTTTCCAGAGGAGCTTTGGCTCCAGGCACCGCTTCGAAGGACTCTTCATATCAAAAGGAAATCGATCTTTACACCTATAACGCTAATAAGGATGCTTGGGATGCAGCTAAAGCTCGTGGCGATGCTGAAACCATGCGACTCCTTCAAGAACAAAACGATGCCATTCGTAAGAAATATGGAATCGATAAAGACACAGGCAAACTCCAGCATTTTAGTGAAGGGGGAGTAGTCAAAGGTCCTCGCGGTGCGGCTGTCCCGGTTATTGCGCACGCTGGAGAAGCTATCCTTAATGACCGACAGCAGGATTCGTTGTTTAATCTCCTAAACCTACGAATGCACAGACTAGACTTCACAATGCCTGAGTTCTCAGTTCCTCAAGGTTCAAACGGAGTAAATCCGGAGAGAACCAGTAATCAATTCGTAATTAAATCAGGAGATACTTATATCGCGGACGAATCGGCTGCGAAAGTCTTCTGGAGTGAACGTGATAATTTGATGCGGAGGATGCAGGCAAGGGGAGGTAAAGGCTGATGATTGATGCAACAGCGGATGGAAAGTCTTTCCGATCAATCGGGCTTGGGTTGAAGAAACATAACATACCAGTGTTGCCGCCAACGAGGGACTACAGTGTTGAGATTGCAGGGCGTGACGGAGAAATCGACTTTGGAAGCACCTACGGTCCGAGAGTAATTAATTTGGAGTGTATCGTCATGGCTGATGATCCCACCTTTGACTACCATAGAAGAGTCGCCCAAGTGGCGGCTCTTTTTAATGCTAAAAAAGGGGATATCGTATTTACATTCGACGATTTACCAGGCAGAAGATACATCGGAAGATATGCCGGTACTCTTGATATTGAAAAGATTCTATTCGATGGGGAACTGACAATTCCAATCAAAATGGGCGAACATCCTTTTCCGGAAAGCGATGAAAACATGCTGGAAGAAACTATTATTCATTCTCCGGAAAAGATCAAAGTAATTTCTTTGGGTGATGAACGCGCAAGTCCAGTGATTGTTTTAACCAACACAGGTTCCATAACAATTCAAAAGTTCAAGATTCAGAATGAATACTTGTTAGAGGGGTGATCTAATGAACATCAGTAAGTATTTAGCGACCAAACAATTGAATGTATCAGCAAGAGGGGAAAAATTCACTTTCCCAGATAGGCTATATGTCGCTCTTTATAATTCCGATCCGACCTGGAATGATACGGGACAAGAGGTGTCCGGTGGAGGTTATGGCAGGCAAGTGATAACCTTTGCCGACCCTGCTCAAATTACAGTTCAAGAGTTTAACCCGATCACAGGTGTATTGATGAATAACATACAAAAGATGTCCATCAAATCTGCGGCAGATGTAGCTTTTGCGGTAGCGACAGCCAATTGGAGTACAGTTACACATTTTGGTCTGCGGGACGCCGCTACAGGCGGAAACCTCTACTACTTCGGGACTCTCGAAACACCACGTAGCATTTTGAATAATGATATTTTCAAATTCTTGGCGGGTCAAGTTGAGATCCGCTTGAACTAAGGAGGAATGAATGATGCTTGAAACAATGTATCCGGCAGCGGTCAATAGCAGGCAAACCGAATTGGCTGCTGCAATCAATGACACACAAACCAGCTTTACAGTATTGGATGGATCTGTTTTACCTCCTGCACCGAACCAACTGACGCTAGGGACGGATGAATCTGCTGAAACGATACTTTACACAGGAAAGAGCGGAAATGAGATCACAGGCATAACCAGAAGTTTTGAGGGTGTGGCTAAATCATGGGTAGCTGGAACGAAACTGGCGAGATACTTCACCGCCTACGATCACGAAACCTTTAGACAAAATGTCTCTGATCTTGATGAACGTATAAACAATATCCCTGCGCCGGAAGATGCATCTTTGACCCAAAAAGGGATTGTTCAGCTCTCCAATTCAACGTCTGGAGATCGAGATAATATAGCAGCTACTGAATCGGCAGTGGGTGCGGTACATCAGCAGGTCATCGATCTGGAAGATACATTAATTGAAACATCTCTTAACTATATCCGACAGCCTGGTTATGCTGTCACAAGTGGCACATCAACAGTTTACATCGCAACTCTTAGCCCTGCGCCTGCGACATTACCGGATGGATTTGGAATTACGATTGTGCCGCACGTTGCAAACGGAGCAAATCCTACCCTAAACGTCAACGGACTGGGAGCTGTTCCGTTAAAAGACCAAAAAGGAGTGGCGTACACGGCGGGTAAACTGATCGCTGGAAGGCCATACACATTTCGTAAAGTTGGATCGGATTTTTTGGCCGATAGCTCTGGTGGCTCTGGTAACGCAGTAGCGGGAGATATCAGAGCAGGGAAAACGGCGACAAACGATGGCGGGGATGTCGTAGGAAACGTAGTTGTTCGGAATACGTCCCAAACGAGTATTACACCAACAACAAGTGCACAAACGCTGCAACCTGGAATTTATGACTATCCCATTGTGGTAGCAGGTGTTCCCGCAGCAACAGCAGATCTGCTCACTCAAACTCAATCGGTGCCTGCGAATTCAAGTAGAGCTTTTAATTATGCAACCCAACCTAATATAGCATTTGTTACTACAAGTGCATCGATGGCCCAACAGCACTCAATGATGCTACTGGGGCCTACTCCTAGAATTAACCATAACGGAACTGTCCTTTTCACAGACACTTTGAACCCAAATTCTTACAACTCAGCCCTTTCTTATACGAGTTGGAATGGGTCAAGTTACCAAATATATAACAATAATGGCGTAGCAGCAAACCTCACTGTGGAAGCGTATTTCAAACGATAAGGAGAGGGTAAATGTGAATTCTACAGAGTGGATCAAATCAAACTATTTGGTGGTTAATGACCCCTATATAGGCGAATCTGTTTACTGGGGTAACGGAATTGTTTATTACGGCATCCTTACCCCAATAGATAAATTTATCGAGATGTTTGGTGATTTGATCGAAGAGTCAATCGAATCTAATGTTGATGTTAAACAGGCAATTAGAAATAGCGATCCCGATAACATCAAAGGATTCAATGAAATACTGTAGCAGCGTTCCGACATCGGAGCACTATTTTTATGTCTGATTCCAGACCATTTAACAACTTATTAACTAAATCGTATAGTCCTAGTAACAACTTAATTTGGAGGGATTATATGCCGATTGAAACAAGTCGATTAAAACTGCCGTTACCTTTGGGAAATGAGAGTGTCAGCCGTGTGGGAATTAATACGATCTTTGAAAAGATTGATGATAGTGTTGCAACACAGGAAGATTTGGGAGAGCTCCGTCACCATACAGATAGAACAATTGGCATTCTTGATGACTTGCAAACAACGAACAAGGTAAACCTTGTTGATGCTCTCAACGAGGTTTTTACATCTGGCGTTAATGGGAAAGAACAGGTTTCATCCGCCATTATCGCCAAAGGGGGAACGGTAGCAGGGACTTCCCCGCATTCATTCCAACAGCTTGCAGACGGGATCGATACCATTGAGACATCAACAGTTATTAACGGCCAGCAAAAAGTTTTTCGAACCTATGCGGAAGCGATATCAGCAAATGATCCGGTGTATGTGTCAACAACGTTTGTTCCAGATGTAACTATACCGGAGCGACCGGGGAATAATGTACTAGATCTGTCTTGGAGTCCTGATGGTCAATATCTTGCTTGTCCTATCCAATCAGCTCCCTATCTCTATATATACAAATGTGTAGGTAAATCCTTAATCAAGTTACCAGACCCAGATGTTATGCCAACTGGGGCTGGATATAGCACAAGTTTCAGTCTAGACGGAAATTATCTTGCGGTTGCTCATAGCGTTTCACCATTCGTCACTATCTATAAAAGGACGGGTGATACATTTACCAAATTAGCCAATCCTGCGACATCACCGACTGGGGGTGGTCAAGGAGTAAGTTTCGATTTAGACGGGAATTATCTGGCGGTTTCTCATAGTACATCTCCTTACATAACTATTTATAAACGGACAGGTGATACATTTACAAAATTGGCTAATCCTACGTCATTAGAGACGTCGTCAGGTCGGGCTGTAGCTCTCAGCCCAGACGGAACATACTTGGCAATCGCTCATTTCTCGTCACCTTATCTTTCTATCTATAAACGGACAGGTGATACATTTACAAAATTGGCTAATCCCACTGCTTTGCCAAACGGTGTAGGTAATTGCGTGACATTCAGCAGAGACGGAAATACTTTAGCTCTAGTGAGCAGCAGCACTACGAATAATCTGCTGTTGTATAGTCGAAATGGTGATGTGTTTACTAAAGCTGACTTGACCTACACAATACCATCTACATCAGTTTATAGAGCAGCGTTTATATACTTCAATGATGCCGTTTATTTGGCTATAGGTGTCAATCTTGATCCTTACGTTATTCTGTATCGGTTTGTAAACAACGAACTCGTGAGGCAACCTGATATTACTGGCTTGCCTGGGGGCAGTAACGGCTTGTCTGCTAATCCTAATGGCGAGTTATTAGCTGTAGGGCACGTGGGATTGCCGTACCTAACCGTCTACAGCGGTAACTACGACTACGTTCGAAAAAGTACAAATTCAGTTACTAGCTTGTCGAACTATATGACTGGCGTGGGATATGCACTGGAAAGTGGGCAACGAGGGGAATTAAAGGAGATTATGACGATATGGAGATAACGGGGATGAGTAAATTTTATTTTCAATTAGAAGGCAATATCATTCGTGATGCAATCACATATCCACACGATGGATATTCGGAAGTTGAGCTGGATGTAACACACTTGCCTGTTGGCATTAACGCAGGCTACTACCGTTTGCAAGATGGCGTGCCGGTTCTTGACCAGGCGCTGAAAGAAGAAGTGGAAAAGGCCAGTCGTTCGGGTGTTTACGTAGATCGGAATAACAAACAGGAAAACCCAAAGCAGAAAGCAAAAAGATGGTTGGAGAGATTAACTCGAAAAAACAGGGATTGATCAAAACAAAAGTATTGATTAACAAGCGTTCCAATAATGGAGCGCTATTTTTTATGGGAGAGTGAAGGCCGTGTTTAACAGAGGGGCTTTTAACCGCATGGCCTTTAACCGCCTAATATCCGTATTCGTCTTTGGCCGGGCAGTTGCTGACATATCAGGATCTGCTGTAGCTGCTGCAACGATGGAAATGACGGGTTCGGCGGTTATGGATGTCAATGCGGGAGCGGCAGGGGATTTTGTCCGTGAAATCTCATTTGCGGCTGTTATGGATGTAGCTGCGGGCACAAAGGCGGATTTCATTCGTGAGATTACCAAACGAGCTGTTATGAATGTCGGTTTTGGTGCAGTTGCCAAAGGCAGTAGGTACCATGTGGAGTTTCTTGAATTCACCGGACCATTCAAACCAGGTGATCAAGTTATCATTGATGCCAACACATACAAGATCACCCAAAACGGAGTGAATGTTTCACACTTGCTCGAAGGTGATTTCTTTGACTTAAATCTTGGAGAAAACAATCTCACATGGACAGATCCTGAAACAGGTAGAAACGTTCTGATCCGTGTTACACATAGAGACAAATTCCTGTATTAATTGAGGTGTGATATGCCTAACCCAACAATGAAAGTATTCGACAAAAATCTTCGGCGTGTAGGTACGCTGATAGACAGTCATGAAATTCAACGAAGAAGACGTATTAACAGTGATTACGAGCTAACATTCATGGTCCCAATGACTTCGGATGATTACCGCGAAAAAATAGCAATCAAAGGCCACGTTCAAGATGAGCGTGGCCAATTTTATGTCATTCAGTCTCGGAGCCGGTCTCGTGAAGGTCGTAAGCTCATGGCTTCAATCTATTGCAACCACATTATGTTCAAACTGAATGATTTCAAGTTTCCCTATACTTCATACATCGATGAAGCTTATGGCGTACATCTCAACGAACTGACGGAGTTAATTACAAAAGCTACAGGCGGGAGATTTACATTTGTTCTCCATGATACGTTTGATTTACATGACGTGAAAGATTTTGGGCGGGGAACATGTCTGGAAGCTTTGAATAAAATCGTCGATATGTATGAATGTGAGGTTGAACCTGATAATTTCGTTATTAACCTCAAGAAGAGAATCGGATCTGACCATGGCTTGCAGTATAGGCTCAAGAAAAACATCGTATCCAGTTCCTTCAAAGACAAAGGCGAATCCCTGGTAACCCGGATGTATGCTCAAATGAAAGATGGCCGGACATTCATCGGTATGGATGCATCCTTGCTGACGGATCTGGAAAGAAGTTTATTGTCGAGCATACCAGGAACGATTGTGAACGGTAAACTCGCGGTTAACTACCTCATATCACCATTTGCTCAATACTGGGCAAGTGATTCAGTTCCATTTTATGATGGGGAGATCATTGAGCAGGATATTGAAGAAGCAAAGGACTTGCTGAAGGCTACACGTAAAGCGTTGCTTGAACAAGAGGTAGTTTCTCTGGAGGCAACTATCTCCACGGCAGACTTGTTTAAAATCGACCACACCGAACCTAAACCTCATTTGGGCGATGATGTCATGTGTATCGACCCGGACATGGGCATGAATCGATTGAAAGCTCGTATCACTGAACTGACAGAGTATCCATACAGTATCGACAAGCATGCTGAACCGACAATCTCCAATATCAATTTAAGAGATTACGATGATATTATCAGTGACCTGGAACGAAATAAAAATATCACCAACAACCTGTTCTCAAATGGGAAGATCCGGACAGATGTTTTTGAATCATTTGCCAAGCAAGCTGTTATTGATATCAACAACAGCAAAACCGAGCTGATCTATCCACCAGAAGGCGGGATACTTGCCCAAGAGAAAACGAATCCGTTGGAACAAGTCAGATTCACTTCTAAAGGGGTGGGAATATCCACTGACGGATGGAACTCAATTAGGGCTGCAATCACAGCACGAGGTGTTGTGGCGGAGCAAGTTATAGGTCAACTCGGTAACTTTGTCTCCATGCTAATTGGTAATGGTGAGGACATTGTCCAGGTCAATACAAACGGCATTGCAGCAGGAGCTTCCTCGTTTAATAATGCTCCTTTCAGACTAAACATGAAAGGTGACTTGATTGCGAATAGCTTAACTGCTAACTATGCCAATATTGAGTACTCAAACTTTAAAAATGGAGCAATAGTAGGTTCCTCAATAAACGTAGGCAATGGGATGTTCACAGTTACTTCAGGCGGAATTATGTCTGCTGTAGGAGCAAACTTCTCTGGATCAATTACTGCTTCCACTGTAACAGGAACAAATATTAATGGGGGTACAATCACCGGTGCTTTGATCCGTACAGCAGCAAGTGGAAGGCGGATTGAGCAAGACTCTTTAGGATTCCGTTCGTATGATGCTGGTAATAGAGTACGTATACAAATTGCTACTACAGAGGATGCAACAGCAGCGGCAATAATTTGGAGAGATGCTAACGGGTCGTCAGTAGGGGAAATTAATTCTTATGATTCAAGCGGACAATTGACTATTTTCAGTAACAACCTGTTTCTTGGATCAAATAATACGGGCAATCCCATAAGGCTATATGGTCGTGTGATTTTTAGTGGACAGACTAGTGGATTGACACTAACTATAGATGATGTAAGCGGATTGAGACAGAGATTAACAAATTTACAATCAGATATAGATAATCTCACTCGCTTGTTCAATAATCATAGTCACAGTGTAACCTTGCCAACTCATAACCATGGACTTTCTAATGCTTCAAATTGGGGTGGGACCTTCCCAACATCAACACCGTAATGTATCATAATAGGTAAATTGCACCATTACGGAGGTAGAATGATGAAGAGGTTCTCGCATAAAGTAGCGTATATGACTGGTGGTATCATTATAGGAATAGTTTTTTCGACAACCGCAGGGGCGTTTGCGGATCAGGTCAAATCGCTTGTTGGGAAAAAGGTTACAGGAGAATATACAATTGTCGTTGATGGGAAAAAATTATCTGACAAGGGAGCTGTAATTGATTCTAAAGCTAACGTTCCGGCTCGCGCCTTGTCTGAAGCACTGGGGGCTGATGTGCTAGTGGAAGGGAAAACAATTAATATAACGTCAGTTTCTAAGACTGATCAAAATGTAGTGATCGATACAAAGGCGGATGTCAATAACAAGTACATTGGAGATACAAAAAGCAGTTTAGAACAACTTAAAGCAAGTATTCTAGCCAACATATTAAATCCAACAATTGAAGGTAAAAATAAAATTCAAGCTGATATCGAAGAGTTAAAAACTTTCGGTGCGAACGATGCAGTTGCTGCAAAAGAAAAACAACTTGCACAGTATAAAGAGGACATTGAAAAGTATGAGAAGGAATTAGTACTTATTGATGAAGCTTTACTTACTGCTAAATAAATCAGATTTTGAGAGTCTCTCAATTGTGGACTCTTTTTTTATTTTGCTTATATTTAACCTGTAAATCCGTAGCCACTCCGTAACAAAGATAAAAGATAATAAATCTATGAAGCCCTATTCCTTAATTGGAATGGGCTTATTTTCGTATAGAGAGGAGGAAAGGTCTTGGCAAAGATGACACATACACTCCAAGTTGAACTGGATCTGAATAAACCAGTTGAAGAATTGACTCAGGTAATCTCTGCGGTTCTTAGTTCACATTCACTTAATCAAAAAGAGATTCTGACAGCTTTAGATTTGGAGATTGGGAATGCACTGGCAGCAATTGAGATTCAAGAGCAAAAGCAAGTGAATGAAGAAACAGGAACTTAGCTCAGGAAAATTATCCTTAGCAGAAATGAGGAGAACAAATTGGATAAATGGAAAGCATTCTTTGCTTCATTAGGGGCGGTGACGGTGCCTGTGTTTGAATACTTATACGGTAGAGACGAAGCGGTAATTGGTTTTATGACGGCTGTTTTATTCTTCGTGATTTTGGATTGGATGTCAGGAATCAGTGCAGCCAAGCAAGATAATTCATATGGTAGTCGCTATGGGCTTGAAGGGATCTGGCGTACATTTTTTATACTGTTGCTTCCCGCCGGAGGACATTTATTAGATGTGGTGTTAAAAATGCCTGGTCTTATCTTTGGAGCCTTGTCTCTCGGTACTCTTTATCACGTAATTCAAAGCATGGTAGCTAACTCCATTAGGGCAGGATGGGGCCAATGGATTCCACTACCGGTCTTTAACTGGTTAATCAACTGGGTAAAGTCTGAACTGGATAAAAAGATGGAACGGGCCGAATCCCGGAAAGGAGCTGGCACAGATGACGCAACGTAAAATATCTCAAGCAGGAATTGCTCTGATTAAATCATTTGAGGGTTGTAAACTTACGGCATACAAGCCTGTTCAGTCCGAGAAGTATTGGACGATCGGCTGGGGGCATTACGGCTCTGATGTCAAACAAGGCCAGACGATCACGCAAGCTCAAGCTGATGCAATGCTTGTAGAGGACTTGGCCAAGTATGAGGCTTTCGTCAATAACAAGGCTTACGTGCCAGTAATTGATCAGCTCACAAAGAATCAATTTGATGCATTGGTGAGCTTCTGTTACAACTGTGGTGCTGGTAATCTCAAAACGTTGTGTAACGGCCGTACCGTGGCCCAGATCGGTCAAAACATCACCAAGTACAACAAGTCCAACGGGATAGTATTGGCTGGACTGGTACGCCGCAGACAGGCTGAGCTTAACCTGTTTAACTCACCAGATAAAATTGTGCAGGAGGACAAGCCCGTGACATTAGAAGTAATGAAGCAGTTAGAGGAACTAAAGACTACTGTTGAATCTCAGGCCAAGTGGATTGCGGCTCAGAAGGCTAAGGAGAACATGGAATGTCCTAAATGGGCAGAGGAAGCTTATGGATACTATAAGGGATATATATCGGATAGAAATGGAAGTTATGACTTTTGGAGATACTTAACTATTAGTTATCGCAAAGAAAGAGGACTTAAGTCTAATTGACATATTATTGTTGACAGAATAGTGTTTCTCTAGGAAAATTGTGGAATGGATAATCGGATAATTCACAATGATCTAAAAGAAAGGCTTGTTTAATGATGAGTATACCTGACTTTTTTGATAATTATCATTTGCCTGATGGTGTTCACGAGTGTACAATTGAAGAAATAGAACAGAGGTTCTTGTTTTCTTCAAAAAGGATTGAGCAATGGAAGTTATTCAAACAGATGCTAAATCGCCTTATTGGTTTGGGGCTTAAACCTTCGGCTATATTGATTGACGGCAGTTTTGTTACGGGTAGATTAGAACCAGGAGATGTGGATTTTGCTGCGTTAATTCCGCCTGAAACTGTGCTAGAAGCCATGAAAACGATTGATGATCATGATAAAGCAGGTATTCAGCTTTTTATGAATCCCGAAAATCAATTAGCATTAAGGAATCTTTTTGGCGCTCATTTGCTCTTGGCTGACAATGAATATACACTTGATCTATGGGCGGATTTTTTTCGTACTGGTGGACAAAATGGAAAATTGAGAGAACGGGATGAAGAAAGGGACCCTGAATGGGTAATAGTCCCTTCTGCCAAGGGTATACTAAAAGTGTACTTAGATGGGGGTGAAGTATGATGGAGAAATTCGACATTTCAGAACAGGTTAAAAAGCTTAATCTTGCTAAAGATAATTTGGAACGTATTCAGAAGGAATATGCTGACCAACCTGAGTTGTTAAGTTTCTATGAGCCCTCTGCTTCCTTCATGGTGAAATCCTTAAAGAAACAACTAAGTGAGTCTTTAGTTCATGAAACTGGACATGGATTAGTTCTTGATGATGATATTGATCTTTGGGTTAGAATAGAAGGAGAAGAATTTCATGGAGGAAAAGGCCCAATTGGAGTAATTGGGTCATTCCTAAATAAATTGAACAACGCCAATAAATTTGCAGCTAGCGTTGTCTCCAGAATGAAAAATTTCACCGAGGAAATGCTTGAGATTGATGGTACCTTTGATCTTGCCGCTACAGCAAGTGGCAGCCTAAAATTAGGACTTAAACGTCATGAACTAAGTATTGTGAATGATGAGCAGATTAAATTTAATTTTTCTGAAGAACATGATTCCGAGCCTGACAATTGGGAGATCCTTAAACGAGGAGCTAAACGTGAAGAGGTTTTTAACGACTCAATAAATCTTGTTTTAGCTGCGATAGCATCTGCAGAAGATGAAGACACTTTTGAGAAATTATCTGAAAGTTATGATCGAAAAGACATCTTAAAAGTAATTCATTTTGCTAAAGATTTACTTCCAAGTTCACAATCGAATATTGAGGCAATATCATTTGAAATTGAACATCTACAATTTCCAAAAAAAATAATTCGTACTAATAAAGAAACAAGAAAATTGTTGTCTAGTCGTGCTAAAAAACTGATTCCGGATAAAGAGTTTATTAAAGGAAAAGGGATGATACGCGCTCTAGATCTTGATGAAAAGACCATAACTATTAGACCATTGAAATACGAAGACAACATCCATGAAGAAGTTAAATGTATCTTTACAAAAGGGATTGATCTGAACGATCTACAACTATTAATTGATAAACCGATTAATTTAGAAGGATTCTTGGTTTTCTCCTCAAATAATCATTTATTAAGATTAGAGATCGAAGAATTCGAACTAGTTAAAAGCTTCAACGAAGTAACAGATACCAACTAAGGAAAATGAAAAAAAGATAAGCAATGAAAAACTCTGTTTGCGTATTATCGCAAACAGAGTTTTTAGAAATGAGCGATTAAATTTTTAACGTGATAATTCACCAGAACCTACATATTTATCTTTCTTACTATTCCACTTGTAATAGGCTACCGAAGTATCCCATCCTCCTTCAGGGAAATAATTCTTCCACGCTTGTCTGATCTCACCTGATTTTGATATTTGAATACTTACATCACCGATAATGGAGAGTTTCTTTTTAAGCGTACCATCCTGGTACTTAAAAACAAATAGTTCAGTGTTTGAAGGTGGGTAGTCTAACGTTATAGCAACATGTTTTTCTTTTGGAGAGATATTAATTATATGGAAGGTAGGATCTTCTTCGTTGTAGTAATTCGTATCTATAAGTACTATTACACCTTTAGAGTTTATGAAATAAAAGTTGTTTGAGTCGGTGATCAATAAGTGTTCCTTTTTGTTATCGCCGTTCAGATCAATGGACTTACTGACGGTAACGCGTTCTCTGGGGTATTTCTTTTCCAACAGTTTCTTTGGATTGATTTCAGCAGCATCCATTGTAGACGCTAGTAGACTGAATATGATTGATAAGGAACATAACAGTGAAATTACTTTACGCAACACAAGTCATCCTCTTCTTTTAAGTATTATTGTACTTTTACAAACTCATCCACAAACTTTTGACGTTCATTTTTATTAAAATACTTACTACTTAATTGTGATTTCCAAGATTCAGGATCTGAATTTAAAGCGTTGAAATTTACATCGAAATAGGTTTCTGCAACGGATTTATCCAAATCGACAGAGTATGTCTTTCCATCGAAAGGAACGGCAATATTAATAGTATCGGCAGAGGTGAATTGCTTCAAGAGCCGCGAAGATTCTTCCATAAGGATCTTATTGATTTCATCACCGGTACTGAAGTAATTAGTATAATCTTCTTCTGAAACACTTGATTGAGGATTGGCAGAGATGTAGTTTTCATATGTATCATAGAACTCTACATTTATGTTGTGATCTCCGACTAATACTTCTTTTACAAAGGTACGTCCTCTAATATTTGCTGTATAGGTCAACACAGCTTCTTGATCTAGAATAGTAAGTTCCTTTTCTTCATCGCGTTCTATCAACTCATTCACATCCCCTTTATCACCTTGATCGTTACTTATAGCAGTTTGACTAGCTTCTGGTTCAGTTTTATCTCCCATGCTACCAATAGCGGCAACTAGTAGAACAATTAACAACCAAAACCACCATTTTTTATAAATAGGCTTTTTCAATCTTCTTCCTCCTGATATAGTAATAATTAACAACATGAATAGTCTATCAGACCTAGGTGAAATTTTCTATAAAATAGTATGGGTGTGGAAAATGAATACATATCGAGTGTTGGAAACAAATGAAGAGTTCTTTGTCGCTGCTTTATCACAGATACGTGTCTCTGTATGGCTTGTTCTACAGGATCAAGAGGTGATTATGGATTATGGAGGGGTATTAGAAGCGTACAGTGATGTATTAGTAAAGATTGCTGGAAATCGATATTTTAGAGACAAGTTTGAGTTTAGAGCGCACATAGTAATTAACTATAATTGAAACTGCATAAGGGAGAACGTTATAAGATGGGCAAATTGCAAGATTATTTGATGAAAATTATTTATTTGTTCTTAAAGATATCAGAATGGATAAAGAACAGAAATTTGTTGAGATGGTTACTTCAAAACAAAACAAAATTTTTCAATGCATTAGCTATATTTGTTGCTATTCTTGGTGTAGGTTTAATCCAAATATTTAAACCGTACATAATGGACATTTCAGTTGTAAGGGAAAAAATATATGAGGACAAATTACAAAAAGTTAAAATCGGGTATTCTAAGAAATATGTTGAAGATTCGATGGGCACTCCAGAAAGAGAACAAAAAATAGCTTGGTCAGATTCATACGGAAATGACCATTTAATAACAAGAACTGATTATATCAAAAAAGACTTTTTGTATACGGTTTTCTATAAAGATGATTTAAATGTTCTAGGGTACGGTCTAATATCAAGAAATAAAAATTTCAATCCAAGATTACCCTCAAAAGAATCTCCAGGTCTTTTGAAAAAAAGCCAAAATAGTTATTTGAGTGAGCATGGAGAGGTAAGATTTACAACATTTCACATAGGAACTAGGGGTGACGTTTCAGATTACGAAATGGATTTTGATTACGGTTCATTAAGTACTCAAGGGATAATAACTGGGTATGGAGTTTCCGAATTTGGTTATCAACAACATAAGGATTCACTTCCGATTTATATTATAAATTCCTTGTTTAATGCTCCCTTCACTGAGAACTTTTACGACAATAATGGCTTTTACAACTTGCTAGGCAATACTGTCAGAACATACGCACAATTTAGCGAGGTTGAAAAAAACAGAAGTATCGACCCGTCTGATGAAAATAGAAAGGTGTTGATCCCAAATGTAGTTCTTGTTTTTGATGGAACAAGCGGTTACGGCTATACAGAAATCAACAATTTTGACATAGCCTTTGAATTTATAATTGATCAACTCAAGTTTGGTTTTTTGTATGAAAGAGGAGAGTTCAATAACATAACAGAGAGATTTTAATGAAACTGAAGTATGAATTCAGCGAATTGGCTAGTAATCAAGATTAGTACAAGGTGATTTAGCAATTAATTAAACATATATAGACAAAAAAAATTTAGAGCAGCAAAGTATCATCGCTGCTCTTTTGAATCTTTAGATTACCTCTTTAACTAGACCCTCAGTGTTATTCCGTACATTACCAACTTCCTTTGGTACCTCGTATGCTCGCATCTCAGACGCTTGATATGGCTTCAAAAGGCCAAGCAAAGACTGAACATTGTCATTATCCCTACCAAGCCATTCCGACTCATCCTCGGGTCTTAGGATAACCGGCATACGATTATGAATGTCTTCCATAAGACTATTTGGTTCCGTTGTAATGATGGTGCACGTACTCAATTTGTTTCCATCCGGATCTGTCCAGGTATCGTACAGGCCAGCCAGCGAGAATAGACTGTCATCCTTCATCAGAATACGCATTGGTTGCTTTTCCGTTCCTTCCTTACGCCACTCATAAAATCCATTCGTCGGTATAATACACCTCTTAGAGCTGATCAGACGTTTAAAGGCTGGCTTTTCTGCTAGTGTCTCGGCCCGAGCGTTAATCATCTTATTACCAATCTTGTCATCCTTAGCCCAAACGGGAACCAATCCCCATCGGAGTGCACCCAATCGATTGCCGTCTTTGCTCCCGATGATCGTGGGAATGTTTTGCATGGGTGCTGCATTGTAATTAGGTTTGTACTCAAACCCATCAGCTATAGAAGCATAGTACCTGTCCATTATCGCGTCTAAGGGATCAGTGATTGTAAATCTTCCGCACATGATAATGCCTCCTTTGAGACTCTATAATATGTAATTTTACTCAAATATTTAAGAATAGAAACGGGTAATTTGTGGAGATGTGTATCCAAAATAAAATAAAAATGCAATAAATTGGATGATATTTATAGATCAGCAAGTTTATGTTTAGACACACTTATAAGATCAGTGTATCTTGTTACGAGATTGAAACAAAAGATGTGGAGGAATGATTATGAGAAAGTTGTTTACTAGAAAGGTAGGAATTTTACTTGTTGCATTTTTAATTTCTACAGGAGCTCTTTTCCAAACAGAAGTAAAAGCTGCTACAGATTATACAGGAGGATTATTGGACAACAAAGTTTTTAAATTCTTAAAACCAACAAACTTTAGTACCAATTTAAGTGATTATGATACTTCTACTGATTATGCGAAGTTAATTACTGATAACAATGAAGCTACCTCCAATACATTAGCCATGAATAACCCTTCAAAGACTACATACAACCAAGCGATGGTAGTTTACAAGTTTGATACTGAGGTTAAAGTTTACTCATTCATATTAAAAGCAGATAATCGTGCAACTATTACGTTTTTTGATTCTGAGGGAAAATATATACCAATTGTTTGGGACACTGCCATTGATGGTATGGTTCATGAATCCGAGACAATAGAAGGTGTTCGTTATGTTGCGTTGACAAATCCTAACGTTAATATCGGGATTAAAGTTAGTGAATTTAATGTCTATGGAGTTCCTATGCAAGAGCCCGAGCCACAACCAGAGCCTGGCTCAGATCCACAAGAACCATCAGGTACCCGCGCGATGCTAGTAATTACAATGACTACTGGCTTGGAGAAAGAGTTTGACCTAAGCATGCTGGAGGTAAATAACTTCATTGATTGGTATGAAGCCAAACAAACTGGGAGTGGGAAGGCATCTTATGCAATCGACAAGCATGATAATAACAAAGGACCGTTTAAGAGTCGTAAAGACTACATCCTGTTTGATCGAGTTCTAACGTTTGAAGTGAGCGAATATTAAACAGTCAATACAAAAGGCTCCGCATTAAGTTGCGAAGCCTTTTTTGCATTATCTCAGACAATAAATTGATCAAATACAGGTATACGCAGTAAGCCCGATTTGGTCCAGTTCCGCATTTTGACCCTGGCTTGTATACGTGGTTCCAGGTAAACGTGATTCTTGTCCTCTCCAGTCACAAGCTGCTGGCACACTCCGCGGAAAGCTTGCTTATGTTTTGGACTCGGGCCATGCTCAATAATCCCTACCGGACGCATCCTGCCAGTTGGATCTGGAACGGCAGCAAGCCACCCAAATTCGGCCTTTTTGTATCCTGTGATGAACACATCTGTATAGGACCAGTTAATAACCTTCAGCCAATCCTTGGACCGTCTGCTGACGTACTGACTGTCTTTGCTTTTACCAACTACTCCTTCCATACCCATAGCCTCTATCTGAGCGTATAGATCTTCTCCAGCACCTTCTATATAGGGCACAACTCCAAAGTTAGAGGAAGGAAGAGATAGACTGTGTAGGATCATCTTGCGTTCCATAAGAGGTAGCTTACGTAGATCTCGTCCTTGGTAGAAAAGAATATCAAATATAGCAAACGTGGCAGGCAGTTTATGAGTGAGCTGTGTTATCTTGCTGGCCTGCTTGGTGCTGAATCTACTCATGACTGCTTCAAAGTCGTTAAGCCCTGTCTCTGGATCGGTGCAAGCGACCTCGCCGTCCAGGATAATATCAGAGTCAAACGGCAGAAGCAATTCCGGGTACTGATGGGTGCAGTCGTTGTTGTGACGAGTGAATAGCCGGACTTCTCCAGCTTGTTGCGAATATATCAACCGGTGACCGTCAACTTTAGGTTCAAAAATGAATTCTGAATGTGAGAAGGGACCTGGTGCTGTTTCAAGTAACATAGGACTTATGAACATAAAAACACCTCTGATCCAATTATAGCGTTTCAATACAATAGATAGAGGCGGTAAGTTATGGAATTGTCATCTTAATTCTGCGATGATTTTTCAATGAGCTGTTCTAAAGTTAAATCTTTGTTATTAATCCACCACGATGCAGAAGTCTTATTTTGGAGCGGCAACAAAGTCTCTAAATTTTTATCTTTGTCGTGGGCTTGATTTAAAAATTTGATCCTGATATCTCGTGCCCATTTAATCTGAGCTACAGAACCCTTGAGGTCTGGTATATTATAGTGGATTTCGATTTCACTTGCTAGGTTATTTGAATAATCTTCCATCTCTTTAGAGCGTACAATCTTAACCAGGATAATCACCTCGTTTTTAGTTTATAAGGATTATTAGTATTGTTTAGAAGAGTTTCTTCATATTGATTAGCCTGTTTTTTTATAGAATATCTTTTTCATTCTTCTTTCTCCTGATATAGTAATAATTAACAACAAAACATAGTCTATCAGACCTAAGAAAATGTTTCTATATTTATATTGGGATAATTTACAATAATATCGAATTAGGCTATAATATAACCAAATCCGAAAGTATCGGTGAAAAAGCACTGCTGGCAAACGCTCGCAGTGCTTTTTTTGTATTATTTTATATATGTTTCATATTATATGGGTGTTTATATACATAAAAATATTTAAATGGTATATTGTGTATCTAAAATGTAATTAGGAGGAAATAAAATGAAGAAACTAGCAAGTGGTTTAATAGCAGGAGCTTTGTTACTTTCACTAACAGCAGGGGTAGCATCAGCTGATTCAAGTGTACATAATCTTCCCAGTGTACCTCCTGTAAACAACACAAATGTAATTGTGCCATTTGGTCAAGATAAACCAGGTACTAATGCTTCTACACATGATTTATCTGTAAGTAGCTATAACTATCAAGTACAAAAAGTTGGATATGAGGTTTTTACTGACAAGTGGCTTACAGGTGCTACTTCAATTAAAGTTCAAGTACTCAATTGGGCTTTGGTAAATAATGGTGGTGGGGCAACCAATAAACTAATTATTTCTATTTATAGTGCAAATGGTTTAGTTGCGAATAAACAAATTAATCCTAATAATACTCTTTCCCATACATTTACTGGCCTGAACAAAAGCACTAAATATTACGTTAAATTCTCTGTAGATACTGGAAATGATAATACCTACTCCTTTAACGGCGCTATATCCTCAGTAAAATAATATTTTGTATTAATGTAGAAAGGCTATGGACTTTGTCCGTAGCCCTATTAATTTTTGAAAGGAGTACTATGAGACGTTTGTTAAACAAAAAAATAGTAAACTATATATTTTACATCTATATATTTTGCTTAATTAATTTTGTAGTTGTTAAATTTTTTGGAGACTTCGACTCAATAATTGCAAGAATTAATGGTGTTCTAGAACAAAGAAAATTTTTTGGAACTTGGAATTATTCATTTAAATTTTTTAGTACAATTTCTACTGCGATAAGCTCATATAAACAAGATCCAAGTTTAGGACTTGCCATAAAACTATTCATCGCAAATATTCTATGTTTTGTACCTCTGGGGTATTTATTGGCTTTAAAATTAGAAAAGAATTCAATGATTAGAGTGGCATTAATTTCTCTGGCTATAATCTTATGTATCGAGGTAACACAATTTATAACATGTCTCGGTATTGCAGATGTAGACGATGTAATCCTTAATATGCTAGGTAGTGGATTAGGGTACATTCTTTTCGTTGTAATTGAGAGAATATATCCTTTGAAATCAAAAATAAATAGAATGTAACTAAAAAGTAACCCCAAAAACTTTTGATATTGAGGTTACTTTTTGCTTACATAAATATTTTTATCAAACAGTGTGTCCGGTCTTATTTGTCTAGAAGCTCAGAGGTAGCCTTGCGCCCAGTAGACGTTTGACGATCCGGACCACTTAATAATACTTATCTACATCAATAAAGGTACTGCTGGCATAATTGCTGGCAGTGCCTTTTTTTATTTCTTGCCGGTAGGGGGCTATCCACTTATCTAGGTTAGTATTAGTGGAAATCAGTTTGTCATTCAAAAAGTGTATACTAGGGTTTTAATGCGCATAATTTATGCACATTATTTATTGACGTGCATAAATTATGCATGTTATAATATAATAAGAGAGGAGGAAATACATTTGAAAATATACTCATCACGTGAGATGGCTAAGATCATCGGAGCTGATGGGTGGTACTTAGTAAGTCACAATGGAACAAGTCATCAACAGTATAAACATCCAACCAAAAAGGGTCGCGTAACAATTCCTCATCCGAGGAAAGAATTAGACCCTAAAACAGCGAAGTCAATTCTCAAGCAGGCGGGGCTTTCATAGCCCTTCCTCAAAGGAGGTTATAATATAAATGAATGATAAGTACATCTACCCGGCAATATTTGAAAAGGGTGAAATCAAAGGTTATGTAGTCACATTTCCTGATCTTCCTGGAGCAATTACCGAGGGTGACGACATCGAAGAAGCGTTGCGGATGGCAAGAGAATGTTTAGAACTACACTTGTACGGAATGGAAGAGGACGATGAGGAATTACCGATTGCTTCAGATCCCGCAAGCATTGTAGTCCCAGCGCTGTCATTTCTGACAATGATTGAAATAAGAATGGGTGCAATCAGGGATGAAATGATGAATAAATCTGTAACGAAAAATGTAACTATCCCACGCTGGCTTGAAAAAGAAGCAGCTCGTGAACAGCTTAACTTCTCACAAGTATTACAACATGCATTGAAAGAACGGCTTGGAGTTAAGGACTATCCAACAGCTAAATAAGACGAGTGTAGTGCGTGGATTGAAATGCCACAGGTGTAAAATAAAGAATAAAAATAAATAAATATTGACTATAAACGTCAAAGAAAGTATTAGCCCCTATTGGCAATTGAATTGCTAATAGGGTTTTTTTTCTTGTTGAATAAAGAACGTTTGTTCGCATATAATACAAACAAACGTTCTTATTGGAGGGATGAACATGCCAATGAAATACCTGGGCTGGTTAGTTGAAATCATTTATGAAGATCAAAGCGGAAAGATCACGAAACGCCGTATCCAGGTCAAAAGCATTCGATCCGGGATGATCAAAGCTGATGATCTATTGTCGGGGCAGCCGCGGACGTTTAAAGAATCCGGTTTGCTGGCATGCTATCCAATTAGAACAACAGCTTAGGAGGCGGTTATATGTTATCTGATTATGAACGTAAAATATTGAGGATCTTGTTTAATTACAGTAGTGGCCGCAGACGATTACCGACGATTCATGAACTTACGGTTAAAACAGGTAAGGATAATACGGATGTCACGGCTGCTTTGGATGCCCTTGTGTCTGCGAATTACATACAATGGGATGACAAATCAGATTCAGCGAATATCGTCATTTTGGAAGGCTGGGAGCGGGAATCTGAAAAGCCCCAGCTTCCTGCGTCACCACAGACCATTAAGCCGAATAACACGGATTACTGGACACAATATTGAGGAGGAATGAACAGTCTACTATATTTCCACTTGTCCTAAAAGGGGCATTTGTGTAAGGGATAATGCCATGTTCAATCCTTCTAAATTTTAATAGAGTACATTATATCTAATTTAGGAGGAATGGTAATGGCAGATTCAGAGTGTAATCAAAATGCCTCAGGACTTTGTTCTGAGACCGAAGGGAACACAACGACCGCAAGCGGGTTTGCTTCTCACGCGGAAGGATACCAAACGACCGCAAGTGCATCTGCTTCCCATGCCGAAGGATATCAAAGCAGCGCCAGCATGGATTCAGCCCATACGGAAGGAAGCCATACACTCGCCTCGGGAGCTGCATCTCACGCCGAAGGGTATATGACGCCGGCTACAATCGATGCGGCCCATGCGGAGGGAGCCTATATAACAGCATCCGGTTATGAGGCCCATGCTGAAGGTTACCTTACCGTATCATCAGGACACGCTGCCCATGCTGAAGGCTCCCGAACCACTGCATCAGGATATGGAGCTCATGCGGAGGGTGCTGATTCAGATGCGAGTGGAAGTGCTTCTCACGCTGAAGGAGTAGGGGCGGCGGCTGTCGGCGATGCATCCCATGCGGAAGGTACGAATACAACAGCACTTGGGGCAGGGGCTCATGCTGAAGGGCAGTTTACAATAGCCAGTGAAGATGCTTCTCATGCTGAGGGGTTTCGAACAACAGCAAGTGGGATATATTCTCATGCCGAAGGGTCTTATACATTATCTTCTGGAATGTCAGCGCACGCAGAAGGTGGTTTAGGTAATACGGCTTCAGGAGAATACTCTCATGCGGAAGGAGTGGGTACGAAAGCTCTTGGCGGTGCTTCACATGCTGAAGGTCAAGCTACTAATGCAGCATCTCATGCCGAGGGTGGATCGTCATTAGTTAGCGGTGTATATTCCCATGCAAGAGGTCAAGAAACGAGATCAACCGGTACAGCTTCAAGCTCAGAAGGCGGCTTAACTCAGGCTAATGCAAATTATTCACATACTGAAGGGAACTTTACTAACGTTCTTTCCGATCATGTTGCCTCACATATAATGGGCATAAATGGAGCAACGTTATACCCTGCTTCATGGCATTTAGCCAATGGTATAAGTCCTCGCTATGGATTAGCCGCTGTACTCCAAGGTTCAACCGGGAATCTGTATATTGATGGAACTGTTATGTCACCTGCGGCTGATTACGCAGAAATGTTTGAAACAGTCGATGGGCAGCCAATTGAACCGGGATATTTCGTGACCCTGGATGGTGATAAAGTTCGGAAAGCAACAAGTTCAGATGACTATGTTGCAGGTATTGTCAGTGCCAGGCCGTCATTTATAGGGGGAGCCAGCCACCTAAATTGGATAGGCAAATATGAAACAGATGAATGGGGCAAGATCCAATACGAAGACAGAGTGGTTCCGGAGCAGAAGGATGAGCGGGGAGAAGTTATAATACCAGCTTATACAATCAACAGTGCTGTCATTAGCACCTCTTATGACCATTCACGCGAATATGTCTCCCGCATAGATCGAATGGAATGGGTTGCCGTAGGAATGATGGGTAAACTCCTTGTTCGGGATGATGGAACCTGCCAAGTGGATGATTACTGCCGACCCAATGATGAAGGAATTGCAACTGCTGCTGCTGAAGGGTTCCGAGTATTAGCAAGAACAGGAGCCAATCAGATTAAAGTCCTTGTTAAATAAGCCGAGCTAGAATTGTTTCGATACAGGTCCAATCTTTCAAAAGTTGGACTTTTTTGTATTCTGATATCGTCACGCCGAGAGTGTTTAACTCTTTAAATGATGACGTTATGTGCAGGGTAGCACATCAATTGATAGGCAAAATAGAAGAATTAAGCTTTTCAGAGGTGAAGAGGATTACAATTGGATCAAGATTGAAGAGATCACTGAGGCAAGTTTATAACTGATCGAGCCCAAGGGATTATCCCAAGGGCTCAATTTTTTCTTCTATTATATAGTATTGTTTCAGAATGCTTCGTAAGCACTGTACTGACAGCTCATTGGAAGCTTGGGGGACGTCCCCCAAATCATCCCCCAAACGTCCCCCAGATCGTGAAAAGGTATGAATGCATGCGAACGTATGTTTTTAATATGTTCCATATTTAGCGCGTATTTATTGAAGAAAACAATAATATGACGCTATCGCACATAAATAGAACACAAGTCCACCAATGGGAACGCGATCAATATATCACTTTGTACTAATAGCTCAATCCCTTGGCGCTCTAGCGCTGAGGGGTTTTTCTTTTTGTGGGCAAATCCCTAAATATTTAAAGAAAAATCAAAGTGCCCCCAAAATGCCCCCAAAATATTTTTCTACTCAAAAATTTCTTCAGTAACGAACCTCAAAATATTCCATTGAATTTTGTTTCCTGACCATGAGTAAAAAAACTTCGTTCAAACTTTGAAAATGATAAAATATGATGCATAGCTATTTCGAGAATTTGATTTAATAAAGCTCTTTTCAATCTGAATAAGCAATAATGACTCAATGAAACATCCTCTTAAGCTATAATTCAACAATTAAAAGAGCATTATCTCTGGAAAACATAAAATAAATTTATCGCTGTACTCATCCTTGTCTACAAAGTATAAAAAATGGCCCCCCCATTAATATAGCGGGGAGCCATTGAATATCTACTAAAATATTATTTAGCTGGTTTTTGTGAATTGAATTGTATAAGGCTCGTTATAGTTGTTGATACCGTTGTCCATAATTCTGAAGTAAACCTTCTCACCAGGTTTAGCATTCCAACTAATCGCCTCAGGGTATCCCCGTCCATTCCAGTTATCCATTTGAATGGACAGGATCGCACCGCTTGCATTCATTTTAATAACACCCATAACAATGTCGAAGTTAGCTGGTGGAGTGGCTATAACAGAATATGTGATTTCGGATGTACCGTTTGTGTTGTCGACTACATAAAAATCATTGTCGCTCATGCTATCTAAATACTGTGTTGCGCTAAATCCAGAAGACTGGTTTACACTTGAGTACATCACTTCTGCTGTCTCAAATGAATCAGCCCAACCAGTTTTAGCGAATGCAGAGCTGGAACCGAATGCTAATAGACAAGCAGTTGCCATAACAGAAATAGAGAATTTTCTTAATCTTTTCAT